TACACAAGTGGAACAATCACACCAGTCGCTAGTGGAAATATAACACTGCCAAACTCAACGCAAACCATATCGTTTAACGTAGGAAATAATATGCTAGTTCCTATGATATTATCAGGTGGAACTAAAACGCTTTCAACTGACTTTAGTACGGGAGGTCTTGTTACAATTTCAGGAGCGACTGTGATAAATAGCGCAGTTAGTCAATCATTTAATATAAATGGAGGTCTTACTGTAAATGCAGGATTATCAGGAACTGCTACAGTTGTACTATCTTCTGGCAGTTGGTCAGGAGCTTCAACAGTTACGTCAAATTTAACTTTTAATGGCAATCCAACAATTAGTGGAAACGTTTATTATGGCACAGGAACTCTTAGGTATATAAGCGGAACTCCTATTACTACAGGTAGTACATTGAATGTTACAGGAGCTTGTACGTTAAACACCAATGGAATGATATGGGGAGGTATTACATGGACTACGGCTACTACTACTACATTAACGTCTAATTTATCTTTAGCTGGTTTATGGTCAGTTCCTAGTGCAATTGCGCCTATAATAAATTCTACAACTAATGAAACGGTTACGTGTGCAGGAGGTATCACTTCTGTAAATAATTCTAGACCAACAGGTACAGCCAAACATATTGCTACAGGCGGTACATTAACCAATAGTGGAGGAGCGTTTAGTCTCGATTTGGATATACAAGGAGATGTTACTATAAGTAATTTCTCATACGGAACTAAAACAATGACTTATATAAGTGGAAATGTTACCATAGTTCCAGGAACAGGCTTTGCCCCTAGCAATAGTGCTACATTAAACTTAAATGGTATTATTTTTAATAATGTTTATTTGGGAGCAGATGGAGTGTCTAATATTAAATTAACATCTAATTTAACAGTTAATGGTTTATTTTCAGGAGTTCCTAACTGTTCAATAAATAAAAATACAAATGAATCTGTAATTGTTTTTGGAGGCATAACTGCTACAAATATTACAGGTACTGCTGAAATTATAGCTAAATCTGGTCTTATTACAACAACTGGCGGACCTATTGGATGTCCATTGACAATCGATGGTAATGTTACATTTGCTAACAATATTTTAAACTATACCCCAGGAGTATTAAATAATGCTTTAAAATATACAAGTGGTGATAACCCACTTAAAAATGTTACAGTAAATCTTACAGATAATACGTATATAGTTGATTTTCATAAATGTCCTGTAAAAAATATTGTTGTAACAGCTGCAAAAACCATTACAATGAACCAATTCTTTACAGGAACACCTTCTACCCCTTGCTCTGTTTCTTGCGCTACAGCTGTTGGACAATACACTGTAGAATTTACAGATTCTTTTGAGAGAATAGCTACAAATGTTATAACTTCAGGATGTGTATTGTCAAGACCTCTTCAATTAATACTTCCGTATACTACAAAAACGAATGTTGCAAAAACCACAAATAGAGGAATTAGATATACAAATCAATCTCCAAATTCTATATCTAAAAATAGCAAAATAACTCCTCCACTAACTCCAACTGGACTGTTAGTATCGGATCCAAATTTTAAAACTCCGTAGTCTGTAGGCTAGATCGATAGTAAAATATTTTCAAAAATATTCTACCCAAAAGTTATTGACTTTATTTACGTATATTTATAAATAAAAAAGTATGACACTACTAATTGTATTAGCTCTAGTAGCGGCAGCAGTTATCGCTTTCGCTATCGTTAAAAAAAGAAAAGTTGAGGTTGTAGAACAAGCTCCAATCGAAGTAATCGAACCAGTAGCTCCGGCAAAAAAAGAGTTGACTCTTAAGCCGAAAAAAGAAGCTATCGAAAAAAAGGCAGAAGTAAAAGAAAAAAAGCCAAAATCTAAAAAATCAACTAAAAAGGAAAAATAATGCCACAGGTTACAGACACAGAACTACAAAAGATCGCCCTAATCAAAAAAGACGCTTTAGAATACGCATCCTTCTTGGGAGAATTAGAGTATCAAAAGACTCTTATCGAAATAGACGCGGACAGCGTAAAATCAAAAATTAAGCTATTAAGGGAAGAGGAATCGAAACTTTTCGCAGAACTTAAAGACAGTTACGGAAACATAAACATTAATTTAGAAACTGGAGAATACACTACAGTTTAAAAAAGTGTTTTGAATAAAGTTTCGATATTTATTGCTAGATAAAAACAATATAAATGGCAGAAACTCTCATATCACCCGGAGTCTTCGTATCCGAGAACGATCTTTCTCAAATAACGCAAGGACCAATAGCAGCAGGCGCTGCGATACTCGGACCAACTGTAACAGGTCCTGTAGACTATCCGACACTTGTAACTTCTTATTCTGAATATAAAGCTATATTCGGTGCAGCTTTCGTTTCTGGAGGCGCGCCTTACGAATATCTAACTTCAATCGCTGCCCTCAATTACTTTGAGCAAGGTGGCGATTCTCTTTTGGTAACTCGTGTTGCTTCTGGATCTTACACTTCAGCTACGGCTTCTATAGCTTCTTTTTTAGGAAGCAATAAGCCTTCTTTTGTATTGGAAACAATCACAGAAGGTGAAGTAATGAACAATAACGGTCAACTCTCTGCAGTAGTTAGGGGTGCGTTACCTTCAGGATCTTCCGCAAATATTAGGTGGGAAGTAACAAACGTAGATTCTGGATCAGGACTTTTTAGTCTTATTATCAGAAGAGGCGATGACTATGACCAGAACAAGACTGTTTTAGAAACATGGAACAACATTTCCCTAGATCCTAATCAGAACAACTTTATCACTTACGTGATAGGAGATACTAAAGAAACTGCAGTTGAAGAAGACGGAAGTCACTACTTACAAATTACTGGATCTTATCCTAACAAATCAAGGTACGTAAGAGTAAAACAAGTAAACTTACCTACGCCAGGATATCTAAATCAATACGGATCTGCTTACGCTCAATATACTGCTTCTTTACCACAAGCTGGATCAGGATCTCAGTACGGAACTTTCGGAAGCGCTACTGGAGCTATTTGGGGATGCTATCAGAAGGCTGCTCTTAACATGTTTGAGAACATTAAGACAACTAGCGCAACAGTAGCAAATTCAGCAGATAACGTTCAGGGAGTATTTGTAGAAAACTATGAAGTGGCGATCAGTTTGCTTAAAAACCAAGACGCTTACGATTTCAATGTAATCTACGTTCCTGGAATGAACATGCAAAACGCAAATAGTGTTGTAAACAGTGTACTAGCTCTAGCTCAAGGAAGAGGAGACGCCATAGCAGTAGTTGATACTACTTGTTACGGACAGTCAATTTCAGAAGCAGTTGCAAAATCACAGACTTACGATAACTCTTACGGAGCAACATATTGGCCATGGGTACAAATCTCTAGCAGAGAGACTGGAAAAGTTAACTTTGTTCCTGCCTCTACTTTGGTACCAGCAGTATACGAATACAACGATAAGGTAAGCGCCGAATGGTTCGCACCAGCCGGTCTTAATCGCGGTGGAATGTCTACAGTGCTTAGGCCAGAAAGAAGGTTAAGCGTGGATAATAGAAACACACTTTACAGTGGAAAAGTTAACCCAATCGCAACATTCCCAGGAGTTGGAACTGTAATATACGGTCAAAAGACTCTTCAATCCAAAGCATCTGCTCTTGACAGGGTAAACGTTAGAAGGTTGTTAATCGCACTTAAGAGGTACATCAGAGAAATTGGAGAAACAATCGTATTCGAACCAAACACTCAAGTAACAAGGAACAACTTCTTAAACCAAGTTAATCCATACCTTGAAACAGTACAGCAGCGTCAGGGTCTCTACTCTTTCCAAGTTGTAATGGACGAAACAAACAACACTCCAGACGTAATCGATAGGAACCAATTGGTTGGAACGATATACCTACAACCTACAAGGGTTGCGGAATTTATCCAACTTGATTTCAACGTATTGCCGACAGGAACTTCTTTCGGAGGATAACAAAACATAACAAACAATAAAAATGAAACTTACAGAAAATACAAAAGTTAGAATTAGGGTACCAAAACACCTATACGAATCCATCCAAGCAGAACTTGGTAAAATGGAAGAGGGCAACTACGGACACGAAGAAGCTATGGAAGAAGAGAACTTGCAAGAGTTCGATCCAAAGGCTCAAGGAGCAATGGACGTATTGAGCGCCATACCTGGAATTGATAAGATCGCGCAAATCGATCCCTTTATTGCAGGCGTAACTTTAGTCGGAATGGTAGCAGGCGCGCTAATCGCTGGTCCAAAAATAGAAGCCGCATATAAGGCAATTATGCAAAAATTGAAACCAGCAAAGCAAGCAGAACTTGCAGCGGCAGCAAAAGAAGCTAATGTTGATTTAGGCGGAGAAGCAGCTCCAGTAGACGAAGTACACGAACTTGAAGAAGTACTTGATCTAGAAACTTTGATGGAAGCAGTAAAAGACGCTTCTAAAAAGAAAGTTAAAGAAAAAGAGGCTAAAATAGCGGCTAAGAAAAAGATAGAAGCTAAAGAAAAAGAAGAAGCCAAAATAGCTGATGATAAAAAGGCTGAAGACGCAAAAAAGAAAACACTAGCTGCAGACGCCAAAAAGAAGGCAGAAGCCGCTAAGAAAAAATAAGTTCTGCATATTTATAAAAGAACAAAAAATTAACAGAGATGCCAGTATTGGATCCTTCAGAAATAATGTTTACGGCCTTCGAGCCAACGGTATCGAACAGGTTCGTAATGTACATAGACGGTATTCCTTCTTACATGATTAAGAAAGCGGATGCTCCAGGCGTTACTCTTGGTGAAATCAAACTAGACCACATCAACGTGTATCGCAAGCTTAAAGGAAAAGCAGAGTGGAAAGACATGACTCTATCCCTTTACAATCCTATCTCCCCTTCAGGCCAACAAGCAATTATGGAGTGGGTACGTTTGCATCACGAATCGGTAACAGGCCGCGATGGATACTCCGACTTTTACAAGAAAGACTTGAACCTATCAATCATAGGACCAGTTGGAGATATCGTATCGGAGTGGATCATCAAAGGTGCATTCATCAAGGAAGCTTCTTTCGGATCTTACGATTGGGCTACCACAGATCCTACTGAATTGACGATGTCTATCGGAATGGATTACTGTATTTTGAACTACTGATGCTCAATTATTAGAATATTTATATTCTCAATTATTAATTTACTAAAACCTCTGCATATTTATAATAAAGCAGAGGTTTTTTTATGTTAACGGAGTATTTTAAAATCGTAAGACAAGCCTTATCAGAAAATAGAGAAAAGGGAAAAGGAGAATACTATGAAGCTCATCACATAGTTCCTCAATCATTTAATAAAAATAGCTCAACAGTTTTATTGACTCCCGAAGAACACTATCGTGTGCACAAGTATTTAGCAGATGCATTTAAAGATCACTCGATATATGGAGAAAAAATGTTATGGGCTTTTCATAGAATGACGTATAGCGGAGATATAGAATTAACCGAAGAAGAGTACGCTACTGCTAGAAAAGCTTTAATGAAATTATGGAAGAGAAAAAAAAGTGGAGAGTGGAAAAAACTTAGGTCAGTTCAAATGATTGGAAATAAAAATGGATTAGGAGGAAAAAAGAATTGGATACCTACTGAAGAACAAAGAAAAAATATATCTGTAGCCGCAACAAGATCTAAATTAGGAAAAACAGGAGAAGAATCAAGAGCTAGTAAAGGAATTGTAGTTTGCGAGAATAAAATAACAGGAGAAAAAATAGAAGCTGGATCTGCGCTTCAATTAGCGAATAAGCTAAATATGAATTGCAGTATTTTTCACGAAGTCTTAAACGGATCTAAATACGGAAGCAATCCCAAAAAAAAATCTTCAAGAAGCAAATACTATCAATTCCTTCAAGATCACAAAATATACTACAAATAGACCGCAACACTGCGGTCTTTTTTTTGTGTAATAATCTAGTGTTGTGTATATTTATAAATAAATAATTAATTTTATGTCCGAAACAAAATTCACGGTTCCATCAGAAATGATCGATTTGCCTTCGAAAGGTCTCATTTACGCAAAAGAAAACGCATTATCTACGGGTCAAGTAGAAATGAAATACATGACCGCTAAAGAAGAAGATATTCTAACCAACGTTAACTTACTAAGACAGGGTTTAGCTATTGAAAAGATGTTAAAGTCTCTTATCAAAACAGAATTCAGTTACGAAGATTTAACCCTTGGTGATAGAAACGGACTTTTGATCGCCGCGAGGATCCTAGCTTACGGAAAAGATTACACTTTTAAGTATCGTAATCCAAACACTTCAGAAGAAGAGCAAGTTACGATAGATCTTCAAGATCTCAAGTACAAAGAAGTAGATTTATCTAAGTTTCAAAACAAAAACGAATTTGTATTTGTGCTTCCTTACTCTAAAATTGAACTCACATTTAAAATTCTTACTGTATCTGACGATAAGAAAATCGATGAAGAGATAAAGGGAGTAAAAAAGAATCTTGGTCAAGAACTTGGATTACTCAGCACGAGATTAAAACATCAAGTAACATCAGTAGATGGAGAGTTTTCAGCAAAAGCTGTTCGAGATTTTGTTGACGGCGGTCATTTACTATCTAGAGATTCTATAGAGTTAAGAAAATATATAGCCAAGATCACACCAGACATAGATACATCAGTCCAATTCACATTGAAAGATGGAACAGAGATAGATACAGATTTGCCGATGGGCGCTGAGTTTTTCTTCCCAGGATCTGGATTATAATGGCTTATGTATATCAACATAGAAGATTAGATACTAACGAAGTTTTTTATGTAGGAATAGCTAAAATAAAAACTAGACCGCTTTGCTTTAAACATAGAAATATTCACTGGTTAAGAATAGTAAAAAAGCATGGATTCGAAGTCGATATACTTATAGAAGGATGTTCTTGGAAAGAAGCTTGCAAAATAGAAAAAGGATTAATATTCGATATAGGTAGAAAAGATCTAAACTTAGGTCCACTAGTTAATATGACTGATGGTGGAGAAGGAGGAACTGGAATTATTTTGTCTAAGCAATCAAAGGACAAAATTTCTTTTGCTAATGTTGGAGAAAAAAACGTAATGAAAAATCCGCATATCGCAAAAAAAGTTTCTGAAAAACTAAAATTAGTCAAAGTAATTCCAGTAGATCAGTATTGTTTAGAGCAAAAACTAATTAGATCTTTTTATAGCGTACAAGAAGCTTATAGACACACTGGAATCGCAACTAGTAGTATAAGCAAATGTTGTAATGGAAAATTAAAAACCGCGGGAAAGTATATTTGGAAGTATAAAAAATAGTTTTGCATGGATGATACATATAGAAAAATACTTCCGATGTTCCCTGGTCCTGAATACAGACCAGAGTTTATGACCGAAGTCTTCGAGTTAACCTATCACGGTGGCGGAGGCTTCGGCTACTTCGAAGTGTGGAATATGCCGGTTCCTCACCGTAGGTTTAACCTTAAGAAGATAAACGAATATTTGAAAAAAGTAAAAGATATAAGAGATCAGGAATCCAACAAAGTAACAGAGAATACAGATATGAATAAGTTTAAGATTCCTGAGCATGTTAAACAGGTTTCTAAAGACTTTGATTTTGTTTCTAAGGTAAAATCCAAGAAGTAAATATTTATCTCTATACACAAAGTAAATGTCTCTATCTCAAAACAATCCACAAGGTGGAACACCTCAAAATAAAGTTGAAGCTAAAGATACGTTATTAGCTTTAAAAGAAGCACTAAAACTCCAAGGAGATTATAACAACTTATTAAAAGACAGTGTTAAAGAATTAGAAAAGTCTATAAAAAATTATGATAAATTAGGAGCTAAGTTAAGTAGCATAAATCAAACTACGATCAATACCAAAGATGTAGAAAAACAAATGCGAGAAAATCAGATAAGTAGATTTACTACTACTCAAAAATTAGCTGATTTACAAACAAAATTAAGTGTTGATCAAACAAAAGAAGCAGAGAAATACCTAGGCGCTATACAAATAAGATCTAAAAAAGAAAAAGATTTACTAGAAGCCCAAAGATCAGGAGATACTGCTAAAGCTAATTCTTTATTAGGAGCTATAAAAAGTATAGATCAACAAATAGAATTAAAAAGTTCTACACTAAACCTAGATCAGCTTTCTTATGCGCAAGCTAAAAAGTCTAATGAACTATACGAAGAAACAGGAGATAGACTAAAAGACCAATTATCTACTGAGAAAAAAATAAACTCTTCTATAGGGTTTACAGGCAAGACTTTTAAACTATTCGCAGATAAATTAGGAGTAGGATCTCAGTATTACGAAGAGATGGTTTTAAAAGCCAGACAATTAGAAGTTGAAAACAAAAAACTATCTTTTGGAGATAAATTAGGAGGCCTCGCAAAAGCAGCAGGCGGAGGAATTAAAGAAGCTTTTACTGATCCACTAACTCTAATTCCTATAATAGGAGGCGCTATCGGGGGAATGGTATCAGGACTTAAGTCTGTATTTGATTACATTACTGGAATTCAAGACAAGACCGTGAAGTTCGCTAGAGCTATGAACATGTCTACTCAAGAGGCTCGTAAGCTTAAGATGCAGTACGCTGACATCAACGTAGCTAACGGAGATCTTTTTGTAAATACTCAAAAACTAGTAGAAGCACAAATGGATATGGTAAGTGCTCTAGGAGTTACCAATCAAATATCTACTGAGAATCTTGCAACAAATATAAAGCTAAAAGATATAGCTGGAATAGAAGCAGACACTATCGCTTCTATAACAGAATCTTCTTTGATAAATGGAAAATCTAACGAATCTATAGTAAAATCTGTATTTGCTCAAGTCAAAGGTCTAAAACAGGCCACAGGAATTCAGTTCGAAAATAAAAAAATATTAAAAGAAGCCTCAAGTCTTGGAGGAGTTCTAGGATTACAATTCTCAAAATATCCAGCAGAGTTAACTAAGTCTTTATTGACAGTAAAATCTATGGGACTTGAGTTAAAGCAACTAGATTCCATGGCGGATTCTTTCTTAGATTTTGAATCTAGCATAAGCAAAGAATTTGAAGCTCAACTTTTAACAGGTAAAGATATCAATCTTGCAAAAGCAAGGGAGCTATTCTTAGACAACGATCTTGCTGGAGCTGCTGCAGAAATAAACAAACAAGTTGGATCTACAGCTGATTTCATGAAGATGAACAGAATTCAGCAGGAAGCTCTTGCAGGCGCTATGGGAATGAGCAGGGATCAAATGGGTGACATGCTTAAGAAGCAAGAGATGCTATCAATACTTGGAGCAAAAGATACTGATAATGCGCGTGAGCAACTTAAAATAGGACTCGCAAAATATAAAAATCAAACGGCTTTATCAGAAGCAATGGGAAAAGAAAACTATCAGAGTTTAGTAAATGCAAGTATTCAAGAAAAAATTGCAGCATTTATTGATAAAATAAAACAATCCATATCTGATTTTGTAGAAAATACTGGAATCATAAACAAAATAGAAAAATTTGTAGAAAAGCTGTCTAATCCAGAAACAATACGGGGTATAATAGGAACTATAAGAGATGCGATATCAAGCTTTATTAAATTTTCAGGAGAATTATTAGCTGACGTTGCCAGATTCGTAGCGCGTCTTCCATTCACCGATAAAGATAAGTGGTTGGATCGAGGAGATATAATACAAGAAACAACTGCTAGAGTCGCTGATAGAATAGGATCTATGGGAGGAGACTTAAGCATGATCTCTGCAAAAGAAAAGGTAGAATCTGGAAAAGGTGGAACAGGCAAAACAAATGAAGCTCCATCAACAAAAATGGGAAGACCTTCTGGAGAGTCTACTACCATAACAGCTAATCTTGTTGTATCTGATCAGAAATTAGCCTCTGTTACTATAGGCACGATCAAATCGAATCCTCAACTAGAAACATCAACAGGAAAAATTTGAACATAGGAAAACATTAATAAAAAGAAATGCCACTAATTGACTTAAAGACAAATTTAAAAAGCCTAAAATATGGAGGTGATCAACCTGGAGGTGGATGGTCTGGGCAACCTTTTATTCAATTTCCTATAGAAGATGCGGGGACTCCTAAATCTATATTAGATTTTTATAGCAATAATAGATCCAACCCAGATTATCCTATAAGAGGAGGATCATTAAAATTCGGTATTGGAACTCAAACGTTTACTGTATCAAGTCAAATAGACAAAAGCAGAATAAAGAAGTTTTTTGAAAGCAAACCTAGAGGCGACGCATTTTTAAAAAAGCAGATAGGATTAAATCTTTCTAACCCAAAAATAGAAACAGGAAATTCATTTCAAGTAGTACCAGGAAGCAATCTAATTCCAGGACTTCTAGAAAACACTAGAATTTACAATAAAGGAGTAAACACGCTAACTCAAGTTGGATTGCAAGGAACAGGAACTCACTTGCCTAGAGCCGGTATTTTTCCTATAGATTTGGCCTCCAAGTATTACAAAGATATTGTTGGAGCTCAAAACGTAAACAACGAATCAAAGACTAATAGGTTACTTATTCTTCGCAACCTAAAGTTGAACACTAGAAGTTCAAGTGTTGCTGTAGATCCTAATATGGTTAACAAGTTAGGAATATCGTTCAATAGAAACATATTGTTTCAGTATCTTGGAGGACCAGGATCAGTGTACGGCATTGGAGCCACTACAATTAGAAGGTCTAAAGATTCTGACACCAGTAGAGCCGCTGCAAAACCTAATACCATTGAGCTTATTGGAACAGTTGCGGGATTAGAGAATAGCATTGCTGTTATTTCTAACTTATCGATGACCTATGACACAATAATCAATCAAAATCTAAACACTACGGTTAACGGAGTAAGAAGTAAAAATATACAAGATTATAGAAAAGCAGAAAGCAGCGATAACATAAAAAAAATAGAGTCAAGAGAACAGATATATAATCTCACTGTTAGAGGACAGGGAGACGCGCTAAACAAACTAAAATCTTTTAAATTCGATAATAAAAATACGCCATGGGAATTAACTAATAGTAAAGATACTAAAGATATTATTAAGTTTGTTTTTGAAGCAATAAATAACGATAATCCTAGAGAGTCTTGGGCGATATTTTTTAGGGCGATGTTAAGTGGATTTACTGATAATCATCAAGCTTCTATAAACGCTTTTAAATATCAAGGTAGAGGAGAAGATTTTTATACTTATCAAGGAGTTTCAAGGACTATTGGATTTTCATTTAAAATTGCAGTTCAATCTAGAACTGAATTAAAACCTCTATACACAAAATTGAATCATTTGATATCTCAAGTATACCCAGACTATTCTCCTAAATACAATATAATGAGAGCCCCCATAGTCAGATTAACCATCGGAGACTATTTATATAGGGTAGCAGGAATGATAGAAAACGTAAGTATTACGGTAGACGATAACGCACCATGGGAAATAAATTACGAACAAAGCGATGATATAAAACAGCTTCCTCAAGTTATCAATGTACAGTGTTCATTTAAACCTATACAGGATTTTGTGCCTAGAAGAATTAATGATGCACACGATAACGTTCCATTCATGACTGATAGCTTAGAAGATTATTTAAGTATTAAAGGATACGAAACAGTTAACAAAGCTCCAACTTCTGTAGAAAAAGATAGCGTGTCAACTACACCGATTAATACCGCGAATCAAACAGAGCAGATAGTAGCTAAAACTTTAAAATATGATCCGGTAAAAAAAGCTAAACTTTTTGAAAGTCCATTAGAAAAAGATTGGAGAACTGGAAATTTCTTTGAAGCATTTAGTCAAGGCCGATAACACATAACATGAATAGGTATCAAAATATAACGTTAACAAAGTATAATAGCACAGGAAGTCAGTACTATCTTAACAATCTATATCCAGATGTAGAATACACAGAAGACGATAACTACGTGATCACGACTTTGGGAGATAGACTTGATTTGCTAGCTAATAATTTCTACGGAGATTCGAGCCTATGGTGGATAATAGCCTCGGCTAACGCGTTACCTGGAGATTCTTTGTATCCACCAGTTGGATTACAACTTAGAATTCCAACAGACATTCGTACAATACTAGATTCATACAAAGTAATTAATATAATAAGATAGTTATGGGATTAGAAGGTGGAAGAGTTAGCAATGCTATGGGAGTACCCATAAATCAGTGGTTAATGAACCAGCTTAATGAGAGATCTAAGCAAATGAGCGCGGATAAAAGAGACACTGATAATATTATTTATCAAGGAAATAAAACAGCTTGGATAAGACTGGTGTCTTCTGTAGATATAACTAAATACCAAGATAGATCCCATTTTAGCGATATGGGATTGGCGTTAAGCGATAAATCAGATCTAGCAAAGAAGTTCGTATTACAAGGAGGAACTTCGATATATAACAATAGATCTTCTTATTTTCAAAGAGGCGGATTAGATCAAGCTTATAACGTCACAGACGGTTTTAAAGAAACAACTAAGTACGGATATCGTCCCATGCCCGGTGTCACAAGCGTAAAAGTCACTACGCAAGGAAAGATGGGATCAATAAGATCGGCGGACATACAAATAAAAGTATGGGATAAGGATCAATTGGATATCATAGACGCTTTATTTTTTAAGTTAGGATACACTCTTTTTTTAGAATGGGGTCACACTTCTTATTACGAAAGCGGAGGAACCAAAGTAGAATCCAGTGAACGTTTTAGTATAGATCCTTTTGCAGATGGATTAACAAAAGAGACAATCTATAATAAAATTTCAAAAAACATAATAGATTCCCAAGGAAACTATGATGCAATGTTAGGATTAGTAACTAATTTTAATTTTACCTACAATCAAGAAGGTGGATACGATTGCACTATAAAGCTCATGGCTTTAGGCGTTTTAGCTAGCGGAATAAAAATGAATAATCCCAGGATACTACCTGATATTCAAGAAGCCATAGTAAAGCAATTAGTTCAGACTTTAATTACAATTTACGAAGAGGATCAGGCTAGAAAAAAAGCATTATCGGACGCTCAAAATAAAGTCGATACTCCACCGGCAGAAGTAGGTAAAACTGGCGAAGAATTCATAAGAAATTATTTAAAATACGATTCTAATACAAATCCAAAAAATCCAGGCGGTGGTCAAGTATCGTATCCAGCATCCGTACCAGTAAACTTAGATAAAGCAGATTTTTCGTTTAACACCACTGGATATGGCTGGGTTTACTTCATTAGAAGACTAAAAGGGTTTATTGCAACAGATCAAGCAAAAAATTTTAAGATAAAATTATCTCCAGATCTACTTACAAAATTAAAAAGCTCAAAATTACAAGGAAAACCTATTGATCTAAGTGATCCTAGAATTTGGGAAATATCAGGAGAGTATTTAGAATCAGCGAAAGACGTAATAAAATCTATACCGACCGCGATCCTAAAAGCTTTAACTTTTACGTATCAAGCTATTAATCCTCTTAATGATGGAGAGAAACAACTTACGGAACTACAAAAAAACAATGATACTGCGAATACAACAATAAATTATGTGTCAACTAACGGACTTGATTATGAGATATCAATAAAAAGAAATTTATGGGGATATTCAAATAAAAGAAATATAATAGCTTCTTATACAAATACTGAATACGGAGGATTATTAACTTATACTAACGCCGCTTACGAATACATAGATACTCCAACTTTTACAAAACAACTTATAAGCGTATTAAATGCTGATAACGAATACGAAATATTAGATATCGACGTAAAACCGATAAAAACTAAAACAAGCATAACGTTTAACGTTCCTTTTATAAGAACTGTAAAAGTATCTATTAATGAAACAGAAAAAATAGACGATTTAGGAAGAAAAACAGTTGTGCCAGGATCAATAGCGGAAGAAAATGTACAATTTCTTGTTCCAGTGACACTGACTTTTGATAACAGCGATTTCATAAAAAGTTTCTCTGTTCCATCAGATGTAAAAGAACCTATTGACTTTATAGGCAAGACTATACCAAAAGACACGGTAGGACCTCAACCCTCTGAAACACAGCAGACAAATGATTCTCAGCCTCCATTGAGTATTAGTGAAATACAAAAAAGTGAAGCCTTAAAATATCAATCTGCTTTCGAGGTAATAGTAAGAACAATACAACTATACTCATTAGATAATTCTATAAAGTCTGGAATAGAAACAAATAGTTTAGTGTCGGTTTTAGACTTAACGCGTAGAAAACACTATGATATATTCACTAAAAAATTATTTGAGGCGGGTATTTTTTCTAATATCTTAGATGATTTGATTGGAGAGATCAATCCTAAAACGAAAGAGTTCGAAATCAATCCAGCTAAGATAAAAAGCGAGTGTGATGAATATGATCAGCAAATAAACGCGAGTTTAGAGGCGGATAAAATGATAAAACTTAGATCCAAGTTTGGATTTAATTTTTCTTTGATGGGAAATAAAACCACTTCTAACAAACTATACGAAAATTCAGCTTGGGTAAATTACTCAGAACTCATGACTACCTATACTATACCTTACAAGTATAACGCAGGAGTATTTGAGGGAACTCAGGTAAATCATCCTGTTTACTTAAAGTTAGGATTCGTAATAATGATAATCAACCATATTTGTAATATTTATGATGTTAAAAAACAAGAAAAAAATACGACTCCACTAGTCTACTTTGATTTCAATCCTAAAACAAATATATGCCTGTCTAATGCAAAACAACTTTCTACTAATCCTTACGACATACTAATCCCTTTTGAAGGATTCAACTCAGACTTTAGAGCTATAATTGAACCTTCCGTAATAGATGGAGACTTTATAAAAGCCCCATCAGGATCTGATGAAGTAAGAACTCCAATCTATAAACCAGAGGATAAAGAAGTTGGAGATAGACTTTCTACAAGTTTACCTAAGTTTAAAATAATTGATTCCACTGATAAAACGGAAGCATATAGAGGTAAAACTATGAATGTCCTGATCAGCACCGATTATTTGTTAAAAATGGTTTCTAGTTATACCAAACAAGACCAATCTAACGACATATACGCCAAGGAGTTTATAGAGCAAATACTTTTTGATGTAAACAAGTATTTGGGAGATTTTAACATGTTTAGATTGGCTTACGATGATGCTGGAAATACGATGCACATCACAGACGATCAAATGACTCCAAATATTGAAAAAGATTATATTGATATATCGAATAAGACAGAATTTCCTCTTTTTGGATTAGGATCTTTGGCTAGAACCTTAGAAATAAGAACTGATGTCTCTAGTAAGTTATCAAATATGATAGCCATATCAGCGAATTCAACAGCACCTGGTCTTTCAAGTTTATCAAAAACTTCTGATAGCTTTGGATTCTACAATCTTGGATACACAGATAGATATATAGCAGATCGTGGAGAATTACAAGTAACAGCGTCTCTTCCAACAAACGCTATGATAAATTCTGCCATACAATTTAACAAAGCGATAGAAACTTATTATAGCGATACCACTCCGGCTGAATCAAGCGTAAGTCATGCAACAAACTATTTTATAGAAAGAATGTCAAAGATAAAGGGTGCTGAGAAAGGATCTAGATCTTCTGCTATAATTCCAGTAAGCTTAAATTTCTCAACCGATGGACTTGCAGGACTTGGAATGGGGCAAGCTTTCACCATATCTAAAGAATTTTTACCATACACTTACGATCTAAGTTTAAGAGATCCTTACGGAGAATCAGATAAAACGAATACAGTAGGATTTGTAGTAGTTGGTTTAGATCAAACAATAGACGGAAATCACTGGTTAAGTAATGTTAGAGCTAACATGATGTTTTTGAAAAAAAGACAGGACTTCGTACAAGATTCACTAAGAACAGAATTCGCTCCAGCTAGAGCATTTAAAACAACACTACCAATCTCTTTAGAAAGCGGAGAATACGCAAATACTTATTTTGTAGCTTCAAATGAACAAGCTAAAGCATCAGCAGAATCTTATTTAGAAAGCACGTTAACAGATGCAGCTTGGTCAGAATTAGTATCCGCAACTTTTGCAGAAGCTTCTAGAAAACAAATAGAAGAGGCTTACGTAATGGGAGTAATACTTAATAGAGTAAGAACAAATTATGGAAATTACGGTAAAACAGTATACGGTCAACTTAGGGGTAAAAATCAATTTGAATCCGTAACAGGAAGAAATACTAGTAATTTTAAAACTGGTCCTAATTCATCAGCCGCTAATAGTATATATGGTGCTGCAGTTAATCTACTATCGACCGTGCCTAAAACTTATTTGTATTTTACTGCCGCAGATAGATCTTTATTTTATGATAGCAACGGAAAACCTATAAAAGGTAGAGATACTAAAAATTATGATTACGCAATAACTAACTATAAACTTATAGGTAAGTCATTATTCGGATAAATTAAAATAAAGACATGTCACTTAGATACTATCCATCATTCAGAATAAAAACCGATCTTATTACCAACGGTAGTGAGTTTAAAACTTCAAACGGGCCTTACAAAGGTAAGTATTACATAACTTATGATGGAAGAAAGTTTAGTGGAGCAAATCCTATAGTTGGTCCTAATGAAGAATTAAGAACAATAAGCGAAACTTCAAATTCAAACTATCTAAATTCTTCTGGTTTTCCAAAAGATCTAAAACAACAATTCGTAGATAAAACTCCTAGTTTATCCGTAAGAGCGAACAAGCAAAGAAATACCGGAGCACCGAATTCATATTTTCCATTTGCTAATGAAGGAGACTACAAGAAAGGATATTTACTGAGGTCTTTTACAAAAAGAGTAAACGACAAAGGATTTGTAATAGAAATATCCAACGACGAATACGCCAACTTCGTAAATGGAACAGTAGATTATGATGTATCTGATTACTTAGTTCTTCAAATACTGTGGAAATTAACAGGTCCTCTAGAATCTGTAAGAGTTAATCAGTATGACACTAGAGTCGGAATAATAGACACAAACAAAAGATTGGTAGAAAACGCAAATAAAACCTTTCTCGGTATTACCGATTTCATAGGTGGAGATTACACAAAATTTGCAAAGCCTACACTATAGACATATACAATAAGAGATACGAATATTAATGTATATTTGTATTAATAAAGGTTGTAATGTATTATATTGTAGAAAAACAAGAACAGTTAGAAGGATTAGAAGCCACGAAAAAGGCTTTTATACAGCTAATATGCAATAATTCTACTTATCACTCAAAACTGGCTCAACCAAGCTTGGTTTACTACAATAACGGTGAAAAGGGATACATACTAGCGATAAGCCACTCAGAAAGCTTCTCTTTATATATAGAATCTATAAATGCGTTCCTAAGCAAACACGAGACGATATACCTCATAGACAAGAAGTATCACTCTTACCATTTATCTGTATCTAATTGCATAGACTTAAACTTGGTAAGCTTAGACTCTAAGAACGAAATTAAAGAGCTAGACTGCAACACTCAGTTTCACAGATCATTCTATCAAAATAAGTCAGACTTAGTAAACATAGACTACATCATTCCTATTTCTAAGCACTACGAGAAGTGTGAGTGCTTTTACGATGAGATAAAGTACTTAATGGGATTGGAGCTAGACAATACGTTCGACAATCTTATCCTAGACGCATACGGACACGTAGAGAATAACGGAATAGGCGTAAAAGAAGAATACATTAACAAAGTATATCAGCTTCCAAACAGCTCTACAGTCATCAGAGACAGCGTTGCATATTCTAGCTATAACTTATACAACATCACAGGAAGACCAACAAACTCTTTCGGCGGCATAAACTTTCTAGCGATACCCAAAGAAGGAGGATATAGAAGTTGTTTTGTTCCCACTCAGGACTTCTTTGTTGAATTTGATTTTGATTCCTATCACTTGAGACTAATTGCCAAACTAGTAAGTGAAACGCAGCCAAACTCAGAATCTCTACACAAAATAATAGCCGGTCAGTACTTCAATAAGCCTACAAACGAAGTAACAGACGAAGAGTACAAGCAAGCGAAGGTCATCACGTTTAGGCAACTCTACGGCGGAGTAGATCCTCAGTACCAACACATAGGATTCTTTTCAAAGCTTAGTGAATACGTAGAAACAGAGTGGAAAAAGTACAAAGCTCAAAGATCTTATTCTTTACCGACAGGAAGAGTGGTAAAATACCACAGTACGATAACAAAGTACAAACTGTTTAACTATATCTTGCAGAACTTAGAAACCAAGACAAACGTAGAAAAAATAATAAAGATCAAAGATTATTTATCAAACAAAAAAACAAAGTTAGTTCTTATTACATACGATGCTTTTCTTTTCGATTTCTCTTCTGAAGACGGAAAAGACACATTAATAGCGATAAAAGACATTCTCCAAGAGGACGGATTCCCAGTAAAGCACGTATATGGTAAAGATTACTCGTTTACACAATAAACCAAATATTTATAACTACTAAAATAGGTTATGGACAATTACAAGATTATAAACTTAACTCAAGATTCCTTGATGAATCGACTTTTTTGCAGTTTTTCTAAAAAGGAAGATCTGGACAACAGACTTTACGAAATCGTTAGAGAGTACAAAATACTCTACAACAAGATATTTGTTTTGTCTTCTCCAGAATCTGAAGAATATCTGTGTACCTACAACATAGAAGTGGACGGACCGAGTACGAAGATATTGCCAAACACCATCTTGCTACACAGAAAAAAAGAAACAAACACGTTATACACTATAAACGCGCTAAACTCTATCGTGAAATCTAAAAATAACGGGGTATTGGATAACTCTTATCAAATCGATTGGCAGGAGTATAAAAATTCGGTGTTGCTTACACAGCCCGACGGAAGCTTGAGGAAGCTCAACACCGCGATTCACAAAATTGTGAACTTGTAAAATAAATTGCATTCTTTCTAAAAGAATCAGTAGATTTGTTAAAACAGTTATATTATGGATATAAGTCTCTTAAAGAAGAGGCTGGCCACTCTTCAAAACCCAAAAGGCCAGAACAAAGACAAATCCCAAACCATTTGGAGACCGAGCATCGGTAAGCATTCGATAAGGATCGTACCATCGTTGTACGATAGATCGAATCCATTCAAAGAGATGTATGTGTATTACGAAATTTCAAATCGTATGATGCCTGCACTTTCTAACTATGGCGAAGCTGATCCGATCCTAGAGTTTACAAAGAAGCTTAGGCAATCTTCAGAAAAGGACAATTGGCAGCTAGCTAAAAAGCTTGAACCAAAGATGAGGGTATTCGTACCAGTAATCGTTCGAGGAGAAGAAGACAAAGGCGTTAGGCTTTGGGAATTTGGTAAGCAAGTTTACATGGATCTTCTTGCAATCGCAGAAGACGAAGACGTAGGAGATTTTACAGATCCTATCGAAGGCCGTGATCTCACAGTCGAAACACAAGGTAAAGAAACTACAGGTCTTATGTACAACACATCGACCGTACGTATCAGAACCAAAATTACTCCACTTTCTGACAACGCAGAGCAAGTTAAATTGTGGCTGAACACTCAACCAAATCCTATGGAACTTTTCAAGAAGTTTTCGTACGACGAAATGAAATCAGCTCTTTTGACTTATCTTAACCCAGAAGAGGAAATTAAAGCACAAGCAGATAGCGTAGAAGTTAAGCAAGCCCCAGCAGGAGATCTTCCATGGGAAGGCGAAACACCAGCTCCTACAGCTCAAATCAATCCAGCTTTTACTTTAAGTACCAAAAAGTCTGATCTAGAATCTAAGATCGACGATCTGTTCTCATTCTAATAAACCAAAAACATGGCAAAAGCGAACGAAAGTTTAAACGCAAAGCTGTCTAGCGCGATTAACTCAAGCTTCAATCTAGACAGCTTTAAGAGATCAAAAAATCTATCTTCTACCTCTGTAAAATTCAAAGATCAAAGATGGATTCCGCTTTCTGAAGCTTTCAGTGATGGTTTACAAGTGCCTGGTATTCCTATTGGACACATTACTCTACTTAGAGGACATTCTGACACAGGAAAAACTACCGCCTTACTTGAGGCGGCAGTTTCCTGCCAGAAGATGGGAATACTCCCAGTCTTTATTATCACAGAGATGAAGTGGAGTTGGGAACATGCAAGGCAAATGGGACTTCATTACGAAGAAGTATCAGATTCAGACGGAGTAGTTAACGATTACAAAGGCAACTTTATCTTTATTGATAGAGAAAAACTAAACTGTATCGAAGACGTAGCTGCATTTATTGCAGACATCTTAGACGAACAGAAAAAAGGTAATCTTCCATTCGATCTTTGTTTCTTTTGGGACTCTGTAGGATCTATTCCTTGTAAGATGAGTATCGAAAAGTCGAGCAATAACAACGAGTGGAACGCAGGAGCGATGTCTCAACAGTTTGGTAACTTTATCAATCAGAGAATCATCCTTTCAAGAAAGGAAAGCCAACCTTATACGAACACACTTGTAGCGATCAACAAGATTTGGGTAGCGAAACCTGAGACCATTATGAGTCAACCAAAAATGAATAACAAAGGTGGAAACACAATGTACTTTGATTCTTCTATGGTTATCACATTCGGTAACATCGTATCAGCGGGCACAAACAAGATCAAGGCTACAAAGAACGGTAAGGAAGTAGAGTTCGCAAAAAGAACCAAAGTTAGTTGCGATAAGAATCACATCACAGGAGTTACAGCAGTTAGCAAAGTTATCATGACCGTTCATGGATTCATCAAAGACACTCCAAACGAACTAGAAAAGTACAAGAAAGCTCACAGCAGCGAATGGAGTAAGATTTTAGGCAGCGCAACATTTGACGTAGTGGAAGTAGAAGACTCTACATCTAACGCAGACATTTTCGATAAAGAAGATTAATATGACACCAGAACAGAAAAAGCTATTTGATTCTTTAGGCAATAAAGAGTCAATAAAGGAAGTTGTGCAAGAGAAAGAACTATCAGTAAACGATAGAGTCCTAATAGTGGATTCTTTGAATAGCTTTCTAAGATCTTTTACTGTTATTCGTCACCTTAATCCCTCTGGTAACCACATTGGAGGTCTAACTGGATTTTTAAGATCGCTATCATACACGATCAATCTAGTTAGACCCACCAGGGTTATCTTAGTCTTTGACGGTAAAGGCGGATCAACAAACAAAAGATACCTATACCCAGAATACAAAGCTAACAGAGGAGTGAGAAGAGTTACCAATTGGGATCTTTTCGATAACCAACAACAAGAGTCAGAAGCCATCACCAATCAGCTTACAAGACTCGTAGACTACTTAAAGTGTTTGCCAGTAGATCTACTATCGGTAGACAAAATAGAAGCAGACGACGTTATAGGATACATTGCTACCAAGCTAGAAGGAAACGTTACGATAGTATCAAGCGACCGAGACTATTTACAGTTAGTATCTGAAAGAATTTCCGTATATTCGCCTACGAAGAAAAAGTTTTACGACGAGAAGACTATAATTAAAGAGTACGATTCTTCTCCAAATAATTTCTTAATGCAAAAGGTAATACTCGGTGATAATGGAGATAACGTTCCAGGAGTAAAAGGTATCGGTCAAAAGACGCTTGCCAAAATGTATCCTGAATTAAAAGACGACGAAGTAATTACTCTAGACGAGATTATAGACAAAGCAAAAAAGACAGAAGGAAAAAACTTTGCGAGTATAAAAAATTACGAGTACCAACTAAGAATAAACGAGAAGTTGATGGACCTAAGAAATCCAAACATACCAGAAGATTCTATAGTTGATATACACAACATGATCGATAATCCTTGCAAAACGTTAGATTCTAAAGAGTTTATGAAGATGTATGACGAAGATGGTTTAGGTGGAGCGATAAACAACTTACAAAATTGGATTTTTACTAATTTTCACAATCTTAGCCGATATAAGTAATATTTATAATAAAAATGGCAATTGTATATCAACATCGAAGATTGGACACTAATGAAATATTTTATGTAGGAATAGGTAAGACCCGACAAAGATCAGAAGTATTTCATGGAAGATCTATAGATTGGCAAAATGTAATAAGTGAATCTCAAATTTTAGTAGAAATAGTTGCAGAAAATATTACTATAGAAGAAGCAGGACAAATAGAAAGAGATCTTGTTAAAAAATATGGTAGAAAAGATTTGGGATTGGGCTCGTTAGTTAATTTAACAGATGGAGGGGAGTATAGTAGTTACAATTATGGAAAAATATCAATTTATAAAGAAGAGAAATCAAAGTTTATAAACGATAAAGATCTATCAAATTACATAGACGATGGATGGAAAAAAGGAAGACCGCAGTATGTATCTGAAAAAATAAAATCAAAGTGGACTAAAGAACGCAAAATTAAACATAGTGATAAATTTTCAGGAAGCAATGCATATTGGTATGGAAAAAAAGGAGAGGGCACTCCAATGTGGGGAAAAAAACAAAGCGAAAAATTCGTTAGCACTATAAAATCATATATGAATAGTGATAGACATCCTATGAAAAATGAAGAATCTCGCAAAAAAATGAAAGAGTCTAAGCAAAAAGAGAATAATCCTAGAGCAAAAAAAGTAGATCAATTTGATTTACAAGGCAATTTCATAAAATCTTGGAATTGTATAATAAACGCTAAGACAGAACTAAACATTTTTCATATAGATCAAGTTTGTTTAGGAAAAAGAAAATCCGCAGGAGGATATATTTGGAAGTATAAAAATTAAAAACAAAAAGTTATGGCAGTGCTGAACACGTTAAATAGTTATGGCAACGGTTTTCAAATTAAGGTTATCTCTAGCTTACTAAAGCACAAAGAATTCCTACAAAACATCGTAGACGTATTAGATCCAGAAGAATTCGATAATCCAAGTCATCAGTGGATCATTAAACACACTCTTTCCTATTTTCAGAAGTATCACACTAATCCAACGCCTGAGTACTTATCCATCGAGGTTAAAAAGATGGACAATGAAGTACTAAAGGTAAGTGTAGCTGAACAGCTCAGAGAAGCTCTGAAGAGCTCCAATGACGATAGGGTTTACGTAGAAGAGGAGTTTAGTAACTTCTGTAAAAACCAACAGTTAAAGAAAGCATTATTAACCTCAGTAGACTTGCTTGGTCGAGGACAATACGACGATATTAGAACCATAATCGATAGAGCTCTAAAATCTGGTCAAGATAAGCTTATCGGAATGGAATACGAAAAGGACATCGAAAGTCGATACAGAAACGAAGATCGCAGACCAATGGGAACTCCTTGGCCTAAAGTTAATGAGCTTCTTATGGGTGGACTCGGTAGCGGAGATTTTGGAATTGTATTCGGTAGTCCAGGAGCAGGAAAATCATGGATCCTTATTAATCTTGGAGCTGAAGCAGTCAAACTTGGTTATAACGTTAACCACTATACACTAGAACTTTCTCAAGAGTATGTAGGTAAAAGATACGATTCTATATTCACTGGCATTGATTTTCAACAGATTCACTTGCACAGACCAGAAATAGAAAAAGCGATTGAAAAACTACCAGGAAAACTAACCGTTAAGGAATATCCAATGGGAAAGACTACGATATCTACTATCGAGTCTCACATACAAAAATGTATCACACTAGGAAAAACACCTGATCTAATCATCATAGATTACGTAGATTTACTTAAGTCAAAAAGCAGATCTTCAGAAAGAAGAGACGAGATCGACGACGTGTATACAGCAACTAAAGGAATGGCAAGGCAGTTTAAAATGCCGGTGTGGACAGTGTCTCAGGTAAACAGAGCAGGAGCTAACGACGATGTGATCGAGGGAGACAAAGCCGCAGGATCTTACGGTAAGATCATGATCGCAGACTTTATCATGTCTTGGTCAAGGAAAAGAAAGGACAAAGCAAGCGGTACAGCAAGGATGCACATCATGAAGAATCGATTTGGTCAAGACGGTATGACTTACGGAGCAAAAATAAACACGTCTAACGGAAACATACTGATAGAGAATTCGGAACTCGGAGAAGAGGAATTATCTAACGCCTCGGATCAAATGAAGCCAGTAAATAAGTCTAATTTTTCTACAGACGAAAAACAGTATCTAAAATCAAAGTTCTTTGAACTAGGATTATAATGATCTACTTACACGGATATTTATTGCTCCAGAAGTTAGATATTTAGTAAAATTTATTGATAAAAACCCTGGTGGAAACTATAAAATTCCACAGTTAAAACTATTGTACAAAGATGAGTATTTTTAAGAAGCGAGTTAATTTTAAGCCATTTGAGTACCCTGAAGTGCTTAGTTACGTTGACGCTATCAACCACAGTTATTGGATCCACACAGAATGGAATTTCCAAAGCGATATCCACGATTTTCACACAAAACTTGATGCTAAAGAGAAGAACGCAGTAAAAAATACTTTACTCGCCATCTCTCAAATAGAAGTAAGCGTAAAAGCGTTCTGGGGTAAGCTTTATGACAGGTTTCCCAAGCCTGAGTTCAATGCTGTAGGTGCAACTTTTGCAGAGTCTGAAGTGCGTCACGAAAGAGCATATTCTCACTTGTTAGAAGTACTCAACCTTAACGGTGACTTTGAACTTCTTTTACAGGAGCCAGTTATACAGGGTCGTGTGGATTACTTGACAAAATATCTAAAAGGAGCATCCGACAACACAAACGAAAACTATACGCTAACATTAGCGCTATTCTCTTTGTTCATTGAGAACGTAAGTCTATTCAGCCAGTTTGCTGTTATCAAGGCATTTAACAAGCACAAGAACGTTCTTAAAGACATAGATAACGTTGTACAAGCTACTCAAAAAGAAGAAGCGATACACGCTTTGCTTGGAACTTACATCATTAATCAAGTAAAGAAAGAACACCCAGATTGGTTTAACGAAGAGTTTTATCACAAGATATACAGAGCTTGTAAGAAAGCTAACGAAGCAGAAAGCCAAATCATCGATTGGATTTTTCAAGAGGGAGAAGTAGACTTTATTCCAAAAGACGTAATCAAAGAATACATAAAAACTAGGTTTAACGCGTCTTTAGAAATGATTGGTGGAGAAAAGATATTCGAAATAAACGAGGAACTAGTAAAACAACTTCAATGGTTCGATGAAGAAATTTACGCAGAAGTAAACACTGACTTCTTTAACAAAAAACCAGTGTCATATTCAAAGAAAACAAAAAGCATAACAGAAAACGATTTATTCTAAGACGATGGAAAATAAATACAGGTGGTTAACCGCTGAGAGTCAGACTTTTTTAGAGAGAGATTATTTATTGGTCGGACAAAGCTTAGATGAAAGAGTTGATATTATATGCGCAGAAGCTGAAAGGAGACTCGGCATAAAAGACTTCGGAAAGCGATTCAAAGAAAACATTCAAAAAGGTTGGTACAGTCTTTCTACTCCAGTATGGACAAACTACGGAACTAACAGAGGACTTCCCATTTCTTGCTTCGGATCTTACGTAGACGATAACATGGAAAGCATCCTACACAACATAGCAGAAGTTGGAATGATGACTAAGATGGGCGGAGGAACTTCTGCATATTTTGGAAAGCTAAGACCAAGAGGATCTGAAATAAAGGATAACGGTCAATCAGCAGGAGCTGTTCATCAAATGCAACTGTTCGATAAGTTGATAACAGTAGTGAGTCAAGGAAAAACAAGAAGAGGTAACTTTGCTGCTTACTTAGACATCGATCACGAAGACATCATGGAATTCTTAACCATTAGAGGCGAAGGAAGTCCAATACAAGATCTATCTTTCGGTGTGTGTGTTCCAAGTCAATGGTTAAAAGAGATGAAAGAAGGTGATGCTCAAAAAAGAAAAGTGTGGGCAAAAGTACTTCAAATTAGAGCAGAGTTCGGTTACCCGTACATTCAGTTTACGGACAACGCTAACAATAACACCGTAGACGTATACAAAGACAAGAACAGAAAAATCTACGCGTCTAATCTATGTTCAGAGATTATGCTGCCTTCTAACGAAGATGAGTCTTTCGTGTGTTGTTTGTCTTCTATGAATCTACTGCACTTCGATGAGTGGTACGAAACAGACGCAGTTAAGCTGATGGTTTATTTCTTAGATACTGTGATGGAAGAGTTTATCGAAAAAGCTTCCGAAATAAAATTCATGGAAAGAGCAGTGACATTCGCAAAAAAGCACAGAGCTTTGGGTCTTGGCAGATTGGGATGGCACAGTTACTTGCAAAGCAAGATGATTGCATTTGAATCATTAGAAGCAAAACTATACAACGTAAAGATCGCCAAATTCATAAAAGAGGAATCTTATAAAGCGTCAGCAGAACTTGCAGAAATGTTTGGAGAACCTGAAATGCTTAAGGGATACGGAAGAAGAAACACTACCTTAAACGCAGATGCACCAACAAAGTCTTCAGCATTCATCTTAGGCCAAGTTTCAGAGTCTAACGAACCAGCAAAAGCAAACTATTACATAAAAGATCTTGCTAAGATTAAATTTACGGTAAAGAACGCTCACCTAGAAAAGATACTTGAAGAGAAAGGAAAGAACACTCAAGAGGTATGGAACAGCATTCTTATGAACGCTGGAAGCGTACAGCACTTGGATTTCTTGAGCGATCACGAAAAGCTTGTGTTTAAGACATTCGCAGAAATTTCTCAACGAGAAGTTATTATTCAAGCTTCTCAGCGTCAAAAGTATATCGATCAGGGTCAGTCTCTTAACTTGATGGTACATCCTTCTATTCCTACCAAAGACGTAAACGCTCTTATATTAGAAGCGGAAGAACTTGGAATCAAAGCATTATATTATCAGTACTCAGTAAACGCAGCGCAAGCTTTTACCAGAGATATACTGAATTGCGTATCATGTGAAGCGTAAATGATTACGACACCGTTCATAGAGGGAGTTCACTACTATTTGCACGATGGTAGAATAGTTATGACAGAACTTTATCACAAAATTAGAGGTTACTGCTGTGGTAAAGAGTGCATTCACTGCCCCTTTGATCCAAAGTGGGTCAAGGGGACTGCAGAGATAAAACAGTCAGAATCAGAGGATTAGTTTATATTTACATAAAAGGTTACATATATGACACTAACAGTTACGCCTGAAACAGTTTACCTATCGATTATCGGTATACTAATGATAGTACAAGTCTTTCAATGGAGATCTATTTATAAGCTTAAAGACCAAATAGATCAAGTTTGGACTCAAATGGCGATATTGGTAGGAACTTTCGGAAAAGAAGTAAAAGAACTAGAACAAAAGATCAATGACATCAAAAAGTAAAGGATTAGGAGATACAATCGCTAAGATAACTCATTTCTTTGGCATAGATATTCTTGCTAAAAAGATTGCTAAGTTACTTGGTAAAGAAGATTGTGGATGCGAAAGACGTAGAAATACCCTGAATAAGAAGGTACCTTACAAAAAAAAGTAGTTTATGGAAAAAAGTTATGTGTTAGTGGACAGTATGTCCAAGTTTAAAGATATGATCGCTCACGTAAAAGACAAAGAGATCGTATCTTTCGATATAGAAACCAATAGTCTTAACACGAGGACTGGTAAAATAATTGGTTTTTCTGTCTCTACAGAAGTAGGACAAGGTTACTATCTTCCAACGATGGTTCTCTCTAACGGAGAATTGGTAGATAATTACATAGAAGACATTCTATCTCACGATCTAGCAAAAAAGTATCTTACGTTTCTTATTGGCAAAAAGATAATTGCACACAACTTTGCTTTCGATGGTCCGTTCGTAAAGAACTTCTATGGAGTAGATCTACTTTCTAGCTTACACGCCGATACTCTTTTATTAGTACATACAGTTCAAGAGGAAGGCGCAGGATTCGGATCAGGAAAGCCTTTCGGTCTCAAAGAATTGGCAAAGTCCATTCAGAAAGATATCGGTTTAGACGTAGAGAAAGAAGCTAACGAAGAACAGATAGAGCTTAAGACTTCTATCAAAGCAAACGGAGGATCTATTACTAAAGACAATTACGAGATTTGGAAAGCTGATCTAAGCATACTTGCAAAGTACGCCATTGCCGATACGGACTTAACTCTAAGACTCTACAATCACTTTATAAAGAAACTGTACGAAGAAGATCTCGATAAGCTTTTCTTTGAAGACGAAGTAATGCCGCTCTATAAGGAAGTTACTATTCCTATGGAACAAAAGGGAGTTAGGCTTGATATGGAGTTAGTCTCCAAGACTAATACAGAGATACAGGAGACGATGAAAAGATACTTAGATGAAGTAACAAATCAACTAATGTCTAAGCAAGAAACGAAGCTCTGGGTGATTATCAAAGCAACTGAAGCTTATCCATTTACTAACAAAGGAGCGTGGATCAATAGATACATGAATGCTCTAGACATAGAATTTCCTAAGTCTGAAAAAACTGGAAAGTTCAATCTAAACGAGGCTAACATAAGATCTATGCCTGACGGTGATCTTAAAGAGTTTTTAGTTACGGGAGATCAAAAGTACTTAGATAGCACGTTAGCCACTAAGATTAGTTTAGAAATGTGGAAAGAACAAAACGATGGACTTTACTTCAACATCCAGTCAAAAGATCAATTAGGTGAAATCGCTTTTGGAGCACTGGGAATAAAACCTCTTTCTCAAACCAAGAAAGGCAAGCCACAGTTTGATGACGATCTTATACAATCCATCGCAGACAAGCACGACTGGGCAAAAAACCTTAGAATCTATAACAGATTGCTAAAGATAAAGTCCACTTACGTAGATAGATTTTTAGAGAGATCTGAGAATGGTCGATATTACGCATATTACAAACAACATGCTACGGTATCAGGAAGATATGGGTCAGATATGCAACAACTACCTAGACCTAAAGAAGAGGGAGAAGACGATCCTATAGTCTTAAGATATAATAATCGAGTTCGAGAGTTTTTTATACCAGAACACACTAATGTGTTTATAGATTGCGATTATGAGTCTCTCGAACCAAAAGTGTTTTCTCATGTATCTGGAGACGAAGGTCTTAAAGATATCTTTAGAAATAACTGGGACTTTTATTCTACTATTGCGATAAAAACAGAAAAATTAAATGAGTACTCAGCTGACAAAAAGGCAAATAACTTTCTAAAAAAAGTAGCTCCTCAACTTAGAAATAAAGCTAAAGCTTATTCTTTAGGAATTCCTTATGGAATGGGAGCTTACGCATTAGGAAAGAATATAGGAGTTAGTACAAAAGAAGCTAAAGTATTGGTAGATGGATACTTAAATGGATTTCCTGAATTAAAAAAGTGGATGGAAGATTCAAAAGACTTTACTAAAAGTCAAGGCTCTATAAAAAATCAACTAGGTCGAATTCGTCACCTTCCAAAAGTAAAAGCTATTTACGATAAAGTAGGAGATGGTATGTTGGACTATAACTTCGTAAAACAACTAGAACGAGAACATGGAGTAGAAGCCATAAAAAGCGTTAAGAGAGATTATGTTAATGGAATTAATAATTGTATGAATTTTCAAATTCAGTCTTTAGCAGCATCAATAGTTAATAGATCAGCAATTGCTATAAATAGAGAATTTAAAAATCGAGGAATAAATGGTTGGGTGTGTGCACAAATCCATGATCAGCTACTTATGGAAGTAGAAGATTCTAGAGCAGATGAAGCTAAGGCTATAGTTCAAGAAAAAATGGAAAACACTGTTAAATTAAGCATTGAATTGGTTGCAGTTCCGCAAATAACAAAAAATTTCAAAGACGGACATTGATGATATTTATTGTAGATAGAATACTATTGCGACTAGTAATCTACATTAAAAATATTGATCCATTAGGATTTAGCGGGTCGCAAACGCTATTTCTTCTTGGATCATTTTTATTTTATGGCTTCTGGAATTTACAAAATAACAAACCCTATTGGAGCAGTTTATATAGGTAAGAGCTTAGATTTAGATAGAAGACTTAAAGAGTATAAAAATATAAATTGTAAACTGCAAACTAAACTGTACGCATCTATATTGGATTATGGTTGGAATAATCATGAATTCTTGATATTGGAAGAATGCGAAGAGACTGAAATTAATAGACTAGAAAGACACTATCAAGAGTTGTACGATTGTGTAAAAAAAGGATTAAACTGCGTATACACAAGTACAAAAAGCAAAAGTGGAAGACTTGGAGAAGAGACGAAGTTAAAAATGAGTATAGCTAGAAAAGGAAAAAAAGATTCTGAAATCACAAAACTAAAAAAGAGTGAATCAGCTAAAATTTTTCAAAATTTAGAGAGCACGAAGAAACTTAAAAGTGAATCTTTAAAAAAAGTACAAAAAGAAGTTCAGAATCGACCAGAAGTGAAATTAAAAAAGAGTGAATCTGGAAAAATTTCTCAAAATAGAGTTGAAACAAAAATTAAAAAGAGCGTAGCTTTAAAAGGTAAAGTATCAACATGTCCTCACTGTTCTAAAGTTGGAGGCGTTGCTAATATGACTAGATATCATTTTATGAACTGTAAAGCACTTAGAAGATAAAGTTTTTCATTTTCTAAAAGTTATATATATTTATAGATAACAAAGAGGTACTGTGAGTAGGCCTCTAGTTACGAAAACAAATATTAAAAACCGTTCACCGTAAGGGAACACAAAACTAAACATAATGGGAATATTAAGACCATTTGAGCTAGATCCATTTGACTTGCTCTGGAAAGACCTTTTCGAATCAGCACCTCACTTTTCTGCAATTACGCAGAAAATATCACATCCAGTAGACATTTTTGAAACAGAAGACGGCATTCGATTTGAAGTAGCCGCGGTAGGCCTCGACAAAAGCGATATTAGTATCATTGTCGACGGAGACCAATTACGAATCACTTACGAAAAACCCAACAGACCTGAGGAATCTCCAATTTATCGAGGTATTAAGAGATCTTCTTTTAATCTCACTTGGAAGATTTCGACTAAATTTGATTTAAGTAAGTTGGGTGCTTCCTTAGACAAAGGACTACTTATTATAAGTGTCCCAACTGCAGAAGGCAAAGCAGTAAAACAAATAAAAATCAAGTAAAAAAACAGGCCTACTCACAACCTTAGTTATGTTTTCAATACCCACAAATTTCATAAAGGTAAACGAATCTCTATTTAGAGTAATGCGTACTTTTAAAGAAGAACACATCAAAAACGTAGATGGTTTAAAAGAGCTTCTCCACGTAGATATAGTTTTTCGTAAAGAAGGATTGTTATACTTTTGTGATACAGTACAAGATTTAGAAATTATAAACGAATAAAAAATGAGTAACATCAAACCGCTAAACGGTATCATCGTCCTCAAAAAACTAGAAGAGGAAGAACAGACTTACGGACAGATCGTAATTCCTGACATGGGAAAAGAAAAGCCTGAAATGGGAATCGTAGTAGAAGTATCAGACACGTACAATTGGCACCAAGGATCTTATTACAAGACTAAGGTTAAAGTTGGAGACAAAGTAGTTATTCCAAAAATGGGATCTATGACTATTTCTCAAGACGGTGAAGATTATATCCTTATCAAAGAAACAGAAATTTTAGCAGTAATCGAAAATAACTAATTATGAGTGTAACAAAAAATGTGTTCGGACAAGAATTAAAAGAAAAGCTACTCTCAGGAGTAGAAAAGCTTAACGCGTCTGTATCATCAACTCTCGGACCAGGTGGTCGTACAGTGTTGATCAGAGAACAGAGCGGAGAAGTCAAAGTAACAAAAGATGGCGTATCAGTAGCAAAAGCGTTTCACAAGCTAGAAAACGATATCGAAGATCTTGGAGCCCAATTGGTGAAGCAAGTATCTATCAAGTCTGCTAACGAAGCTGGAGACGGTACAACCACTTCTACGCTTATCGCAACAGAGATGATCAAAGCAGGATTGAAAGAAATCAGGCAAGGATCAAACGCAGTAGCGATCAAGAACGAGATCGACAAGATCATTACAGAAGTAGTTCACGAAATCAAGCAGTCAGCCATCGACGTATCTACTGAAGAGCAGATCAAACAGGTAGCGACCATTTCTGGTAACAACGACGAAGAAGTCGGTAACCTAATTGCCTCTGCTATCGATGCAGTTGGTCGCGAAGGAGTAGTAACAATCGAAGAGTCAAAAACAGGAGAGACAAGTCTTGAAATCGTTGAGGGTATGCAGTTCGATAGGGGATACAAGTCTCCGTACTTCGTAACTAACAATACCACAATGCAAGCTGGTCTTGACAATCCTTACGTTCTTCTTTACGATGGTCGTATCTCTACAGCTCAAGAGTTGTTGCAAGTACTTACCAAAGCAAATTCTGAGAATCGTCCGCTCTTGATTATTTCAGAAGACATCGGAGACGAAGCATTGGCAACTTTGATCGTTAATAAGATGAGGGGAATCGTTCAAGTTTGCGCAGTAAAAGCACCAGATTTTGGAGAAAGAAAGACTCTGATCTTGGAAGACATCGCAATCCTCACTGGAGGTCAAGTTATCTCTAAAGACAAGGGACACAAACTGGACAAGATCACAGCTTCCCAATTCGATCAATTTCTTGGATCTGCTAGAATCGCTACAGTTTCCAAAGACGAAACTACTATCGTAGACGGTAAAGGATCAGAAGAGGCAATCGAAGCAAGAGCAGTAGAAATCAAAGACCAGATTGACAACGCAACTTCTTTCTACGAGAAAGAGAAGCTTCAAGAAAGGCTTGGTAAGATCGTAGGTGGAGTAGCTATCATCAACGTAGGTGGTAACTCTGACATTGAAATTAAAGAGAAAAAAGATAGGGTTGAGGACTCTCTTCTAGCAACGAAAGCTGCTTTAGCTGATGGCATTGTACCAGGCGGAGGGATTACTCTTTACAAAGTTGCTTTAAATCATAGAGCGGAGAGCAATGATAATGTTTCTGTGGCTAGAGATATTGTAAGACAGGCTATACAAGCACCATTTAAAAAAATCCTGTTAAATGCGGGTATAGAAAATTGGTGGGATAATATTCCAAAAGAAGAAGGAGAAGTTTATGATGCAAAAAATCATAAAATAGTAGACGCTTTTGAAGCCGGTATCATAGATCCCGCTAAAGTAGTAATGACTGCGCTTATAAATGCAGCTTCTGTAGCAGGAACAATATTGACTGTCGAATCTATTATTTTTGAACATAAAGATAAAGATGACAAATCTTCCGATCCCATGTCAGGAATGATGGGAATGTAATTCGTACATATTTATTATAGATAGAAAGTTACCGGAATTAACTATCTATAATAAACTTCTTGGACTCACGGAGTATCGGTCATTCCGGGACCTTTACTTCCTCTGAGTCCATTTTTATTTTATGAATTACAGTAGAATTTACGAGAGTATCATTGAAAAAGCAAAAACAAGAAAATTAGAAGGCTACGTAGAAAAACATCACATAATTCCAAAATGCATTGGAGGACCTGATAAAATAGAAAATATAGTTGAATTAACTGCTAGAGAACACTTTCTCTGTCATTTGTTGCTATGTGAAATTTATCCAGAACACAAAAAATTAGTCAATGCGGTTTGGATGATGAGTAATACAAAAAGTGATAATCACAAAAGAGATTATAAAATATCTAGTAGAACTTATGAAAGATTTAGAAAACTTCATGCAGATTATCTATCAAAACTTTTTTTAGGATCTAAAAACCCTATGTATGGAAAGATAGGTTACTTTACAGTCGATAATAGAGGAACTAAAAATCCAATGTATGGTAAACTAGGAGAAAATAATCCCAACTACGGAAAGAAATTTCCGGAGCAGTCTGAAAGGATGAAGAAAAATAATCCAATGTTTGATAAAGAAGTCGTTGAGAGAGTTAGAATAGCAATATCCAAACCAAGACCTAAAGCAAGAGTTCCTAAGCCCAAAAAAGAATGTCCCCATTGCGGATTAGTTGGAGGAGCTCCAGTTATGCTACGTTATCACTTTGACAATTGTAAGAAAAAATAAGATATTTATTGATATGAAAATGCAACTTAACGAAACGCAAAAGATATCTTGTGTACGAAAAGAAAATATTAACGAAATTATACACTCAGAACCGCCTCCATTTGACGCTACAGAGGTCGACGTTGCGAATTAAGTCTCTAAAAAAATAACTTATGAAAATACAACTCAACGAAGTACAAAAGCTACAGAAGATTGCGGGTGTTAATGAAATATTTGATGCATCACCAGAAAAAATAGATAGGAAACTAGAGGACGCTCTAGATGCATGGGTTAAATATCATATGGACTCAGAAGGTAATGAGTTAGAAGTAAAGCAAAAAGGCATTAATATGGTTAAAGATGCAATTGATGTTTACTTAGGCGGAAAAATTGATTCATACGATTTAGAAGATCAATTTGACGATGTCATGAGTAAAGTAAAATAAAAAATAAGTGAAAAGCCCTTTAATCGAGGGCTTTTTTATGTCACTTGGTTTATAAATTTCCAAAGGGCCTAGGAATTATGTATATTTATAGAAAATAAGGTTATGGCAAAATACGCACTAGTAAGTATGATGGGGAACGTTGGTTCCACTACTAATTCCCAAGGAGGGGGTTATGGTCTCATCGCTACAAAAATGGTAAAAGATTTCTTTCGTGATGATCAAGTGGATGTTAATGTTTCTCCTGAAACTTGGCAAGATTACGATGCTCTATTTGTTTGTGAAGGGGTTAACTTTGTTCCTGGATCTTTTAACGTTCCTGGAGGTCCTCAACCGTTGCATTACGAAAAGATGAAAGCTATAGGAAACTATAAGGGAATTGTAAAGTTTATTAACAACCAGTTTGACTTTGAAGGATTCAACAAGAGACTTAAAATCGAAGACGTAAACTTCCCATCAGGTAATTTCATAGATCTGTTTAATTGGTACGGAAACAAAACTAGAAAGTGCGTGGTTGGAGACTCTCACGCTCTATCAGTATGGAGACCAGCATACGGTTTAAACTTTACACCAGGAAGAACTCTACACGGATTTTTGAAACGCAACACTCCTGAATTGATGAACGAATTATTTGATGAAGTGGTTCTTTATTTTGGTAATATAGATCTTAGATTCCATCTAATGAGACAAGAAAATCCTGCAGCAGCTAGTGGAGATCTATTTAGAAGGTATATAGAGTTTGCTAAACAACTTAACAATGTAACTTTAGTAAACTTACTTCCAGTAGAGCACGAATCAAGAAAGATACCCGGCACAGGATTGTATAAAAAACAACCGTTCTTCGGAACAAGAGAAGAGCGTCAACGTCTTAGAGATACAGCGAATAGAATTATGAACAATTCAGGACTTAAAACAATTCAGTGGCCAGATGAGTGGGTAGATAATGATGGTACTAAAATGCTAGATATTTTAGAAATGAAACAATCAGTTCACCTCAAGCCAAAGCACTATCCTTTCCTAAACGAAATAGTGTCATGACGCTCAATCAAAAATATAGAGAGTTCGTAAAACAATACGAGCAAGAATTAGAAGAATTTAAAATAGCCGCAGATCAATACGGAGATCATGCAGAAAAAACGCTAGCCAAAATATTTGGGGAAATAGCTCATAAAATGTATCCTCTAAATATCAAAGAGTGGTTAAATAAAGAACTCGAAGAAGCATTAGAAAGAGATGATTTTGAATACGCTAAAGAAATTAAAAAAGAAATAGAAAACACATGTACTTAAATAAAACAAAGGGAGATTCTAACCTAGATCTTGCAAACGGAAGATCTTTAGAATACTACTTAGATCTTACCAAAGACTACAAACACGATTTTACCTTTACGGTAAAAGACATCGAAGGATTCAAAGTAATAGATGATGGTGAGTTTCTTTACGGAACCAAAGCAAAAATGGCAGACTTCTTTATCTCGCAAATAAAGGAGGATGCACTAGTTTATTGCGCTCCGCGGACCGGATACGCCCCGTTCTCACTGTGCTATCTTGCAAAGAAGTATAATAAGAAACTTTACTTAATTATGCCTGCGTCCAAAGAAGCCTCTGAGCACCAGAGGACAGCTATAGAATACGGAGGAATTCCAATCTTTTTGAGAATACCTGCAATGCCTACAGCAAACATTTGGGCAAAGCAGTTCGCAGAAAAGATAGGAGCCAAATTTTTACCTTTTGGTCTTAAACACGAGATGGTGGTAGCTGGAGGAGTTCGAGTGTTTTACGATAACTTCAAAGACACAGACATAAAAACTATGTGGTCTGTTATGTCTACTGGAGTTTTATCTAGAAGCTTACAGATCGCTCTACCGAATACTGAATTTCATGCTGTAGCAGTAGCAAGAAACATTCAAGACGGAGAACTTGGTAGAGCTAAGTTTTACACTCACTCGAAACCGTTCTTAAAAGAAGCAAAGATCATACCACCGTTTGACTGCATTAGAACTTACGATGCAAAAGGTTGGGAACTGCTTAAAGAACACGGTAAGCCTGGAGATTGGTTTTGGAACGTGGCAGCAAACATGCCAAAGCCAAACATAAAGACCGAAGATTTAGACTCTGATCGCCCCTGGGGTGACCACCGAGATATCAGCAAATATGTCAATTAATTTTAGTAGATTTGGTTATGAACATATTAGAAGAAGCAAATAATATAGTAAACAAGCGATCAGAAGAAAAGTCTCGCATGTATGGCCCGTTTTCTGAAGGGATGGACAGAGCTGCTATGATCATGAGAGGCATGACTGGTAAAGATATTACTGGTGAAGATATGTATGCCGCGTTAGTAGCTCTCAAGCTTTCTAGGCACTCTTACAATTACAAGGAAGATAACCTCTTAGACGCAGTCGCGTATTTAGGAGCATTAGATAATCACATAAAAGAAAAACAAAATGACGTTAAGTAACGAATTTCAATCAATCAGAGACTGGGCACAAGAAAGGGGAATTTACGAAAAAGGAGATGCAAAGACTCAATACATCAAATTGCAAGAAGAGGCAGGAGAATTGGCCAAAGCAATCCTAAAGAACGATGAAGAAGAGTTTATCGATGCTATCGGAGACTGCGTAGTAGTTCTTACCAACCTAGCGGCTCTTAAAGGCAAAAAGATCGAAGACTGTATCAATTCAGCATACGATGTTATCGCTAAGCGTAAAGGTACTATGGTCGGTGGAACTTTTGTAAAAGAATCGCTATAGGTTATGACACCAAGCATCAAAGAAACTATGATTCTTCGCGCTAACAAGCAGAAAAGACTGGACTCAGTTTTTATGAATATAGCAAATGAGGTCTCTACTCTTTCACACTGCGTCCGATTTAAAGTCGGCGCAGTTTTGGTGAAGGAGGGAAACATAATATCTTTTGGGTATAACGGAACTCCTGCAGGATTAGATAATGATTGCGAAAAAGATAACGTAACTCTACCTCACGTGATCCACGGAGAAGTTAATGCCATACTAAAAGCTGCCAAGAACGGAACTTCTGTAAATGGTGGAACTTTATATCTAACCCTGTCTCCTTGTTTAGATTGCTCGAAACTTATTTTACAATCAGGAATAAAAAGAGTAGTATATTTGACTAAGTACAGAAACTTAGAAGGCGTAGATTTTTTAAAACAATTCATTTCAGTAGAACAGTATGATACAAAACAATAACTTTAAGACTCCAACTGCAGCATTCGAAACAGCTTATCATTACATAGAAGCTAACGGTAAACCTTTTGCTGGCACCAAAGCTATATTCAATAGCTCTTTTACCATTGAGAATCCTTTAGAGTCAGTTATTACTACTCCAGCTCGTAAATTTAATCAAGACTACGCAAATTTTGAATTTGATTGGTATTTGTCTGGTAATAGAGATGCTTTTGAAATATCTGAAAGAGCTAAGATATGGAAAAATATGATGATTCCTGGAACTACTAACGTTGTATCTAATTATGGATATTTTTGGAATAAAAATAATCAATTAGATAGAATGATAGAGGAATTAAAAACAAATCCTACCACTAGACGAGCAGTATTAGTTCACTATGATATTGAAGAATTAGATCTTTATAAGTACGATACTCCTTGTAATTTAGCCTTAAACTTCTATGTACAAGACGGTCGAATAGAATTATCAGTATTCGCTAGATCTATTGATTTATGGTATGGATTCGGAAATGATCAATATTGCTTTTCTAAATTAATGGAACTCGTAGCAGAAAGATCTGGATACAAAGTAGGTAGAATGCATTGGCATATTACTAATTTTCACATATATGAAAAGCAATGGAATAAATTTTAATATATTTATATTAGATTAATCTTCTACTACAAGATATATCTAATAAACTTATTGGTCCTCTAAACCTAGGAAGGTAGTAGCTCCTTTGTTTTCTGGACCATTTTTATTTTATGGTTGGAATATATAAAATAACTTCTCCTAGCAATAGCATCTATATTGGACAAAGTCATAATATAGATAATCGGAAAAAAATGTACTCTAAAAATAAAGCTAAAGTCCAAAGAAAATTATACAATTCTATTTTAAAATATGAATGGGAAAATCATATTTTTGAAGTTATTCATGAATTGCCTCATGATATATCACAGACTATTTTAGATAATTATGAAATATTTTATTGGCAACAATACAAAGATTGTGGACTCAAGATGTTGAATATAAGAGAACCTGGTAGAGGAGGCAAATTAGCAAGTGAAACAAAAAATAAAATAACAGAATCACTAAAAGGAAATAACCACGCTTTAGGACATAAACATTCAGAAAATACTATATTGCAAATGAAAAATCGAACATTAGGAGATAAAAATCCCATGTTTGGAAAAAAACACACAGAAAAAACAAAAGAGCTATTTAGTATTCAGCGCAGTGGAAAAAATAATCCTCAGTTTGGAAAACCTCATGTTAATAGCAAAAGAATTATAGACTTAGAATCAGGTTTCATATGTGGATCTATATTAGAAGCATCTAAATATTACGGTGTCACCAGAAAAACTATAAGAGATTGGATAAGTAAACAAAAAATAGTAAGATATGATTAATCACTACAAAAATAATCTTTCGTAGAGCATAAGAAATAAGTACATTTACATAAATAAAAGTTATGAACGACATTTTGCAAAGTTTTAAAGAAGAGCTAATACTGTTAGATCGAGAGTCACTTGAAGAGAAGATTGATCACTTATCGCAAAAAAAGTACAATCGTTTTCAATGGTGGAGAAGGTATCACGACGTTCAAGAGTTGGACGAGAAAGCTCCTATGCGACTCAAAATACTTAACGGCGATTACGAGTATCCAAGCTACTTTTACCAAGCTCAACACGAAGTATATAGGATGCACGACGAAGTAAAAGATATGAAGATTGGAGAAGACAGGATAGACAGAATCAATCTTTACATGGAACGCTATAGGAGACTCATGGAAGACTCTCACAAAGAGGAAGATAAAAGATTCAATGGCTTAAAGAAAAGACTGTCCAAAGAGTTTAAAATGACCAAGGAAGATCTTGAGGATCTGATGGCAGACTTTGACGGAACGATAGACGATTTATATTTATACTTATTAAACCAAAAAAATGAAAAGAGTAATTTATGTTAGTGCTCCTTGGTGCGGTCCGTGCGGAGCTTTCAAACCGATTTTAAAAGAAGTTACGGATGAGATGGGAATTCCAGTAGAATACGTAGATGTAGACACAAATCCTGCAATAGCTGAGCAATACGGAATTAGAGCGGTTCCTACTACCATACTCTTAAACGGAGATTCGATACTTTTTAAGTATAGCGGAGCAATGAGCAAATCTCAACTAAAATCTAATCTTTCTTAAAAGACTATCAAAATTTGCTGATATTACACTTTTTGATATTTATATCAAAACTTAATGAGGGTAATATTAACTATCGTACTATTTTCTATTTTTAGCATTGCTTATTCGCAAGACACTGTAAGAATAAAAAATCAAAACTACACATCTGTATTTTCTAAAAGCTTAAAGTATCCAGTGTTAGTTTCATGGTGGGTAACAAAAGCAAAAGTAACTTGTCCTGTTCCACTAAAAAGAATAGACAATTTTTATCCGGATCCTAAGCTACAAAAAGATACTGACTTAGGACTAGATTATAAAAACTCTGGATTGGATAGAGGTCACATGAGTCCTGCTGCAGATAACCTTTGCGAGGGACCAAGCGTTCTAAAAGAGTCCTTCTACTTTTCTAATATGTCGCCTCAGTACCACTCGCTTAACGCAGGAGATTGGAAAAGTTTAGAGATGTTAACAAGAGAGATCTCAAAAGACAAAGACTCTGTTATGGTATGGGCAGGAAACATAGGAGAGCAAAAGAAAATAGGTAGCGTATCAGTACCAACAAAGTGCTGGAAAGTAATATATATAAAAAGAGATAAAGCTTATCAGTGTTACATATTTAATAATGTCACAGAAAAGCAAACGGGAATAGTCACAAAAAAAGTGACTTTAGAAGAGATTGAAAAAATAACAGGTTTTAAATTCTCACTGTAAACTAAAATTTCCTTATTTCTTAATTTTATATTAATTTCATATAAATCATCTGTTATGGCAAAGAAAATGGTCGCTGTTAAAAAACCTACAATCGATTGGAAAGTAGAACCCATTTTTGCAAGATACAGACTAAAAAATACCAACACTCGTATTTATTTTCTACCAACAGTAGAATATGTCCACAATCACGACGACGACTTCTTTAGCGGTTGTCAATATGATTTGTGGAGAGTGTGCTTTAAGTTTCTTATTTTCGGAATAGGAATTAGAGTTTGCAAAGAAACATACTAATCTGGGGATAACATGGTATCGATCCGGATGATGAGGTGATACTACATGCAGGCATTTGGGTATACTGCCTTAGAAGATACCAAACAATAACTGACGAAATGTCAACAATGACCTTCGATGACCTTATGGCCTTCGTAGGCGCCGATTACGCTCTAGCAGCCTAGTCCGCAAGCGGGTGAGTAACCTAGGAACAGAACTACTCCGAGTATTCACGATCGACTCGTTAAATAAGGACTGTGGGTCGTTTTCCTAGTTTTCTCAAAACAAGGTGGTGGACCCCGACCTACACGGTTGGCCTCTTACTGATCAAAAGCAATTTAGATCTAAGCATGTGAGACGTTAGTATTATTGTCACTTTCGGAGACGGGAGTTCGATTCTCCCTATCTCCACACTTTTTTAACAAAGAAAAAATAATAAGTTATGGAAATTAAATTCGCTGACAGTTTTTTTGAAAGTTTAAAAACACTAAAACGTCACAACACTTGGTGGTATAAAACTTACAGAACTATTACGGACGATATACCACAGTTTTTTAAAAACATCTACCTATTTCGCAAAGAGCTATATAAACACAGGTGGTGGGATTATACCTTTACCTTAATGATGCTTAAAAGATCTTTACAAATTCAAGTTAAAGGCATGGAGCATAAAGGATTAGAAGTTAGAGAGACTCTTGATAAGAAGATAGTAAAAATGAAAAGAGTCATAGAGATTTTAGAAGGCAGAGAGGATATTAAGTGTTTAGAGCTTGCAGAAGAAAAGCTAGGTCCGCTTCATGATTGGGACTTCTCCGCAGATAATCTTAATGAAGAAGAAAAAGCTCATAATAAAAAAGTATATGCATTAGCCCGTGAATTAGAAAAACAACAGTGGAAAGAGCTTTGGACAATACTTGAAGGTCAAGACTACGAATCTTATGATCCTAAAAAAGATGGAGATTTTGAAAAGTGGTACGATGGCAGCGGAATTTTAGGCTGGTGGGACTAGAAACTTTAAAAGATAAATTATGATAGGATTGATTATATTAGCAATAGCATTATTAGTTTCTTTGTGTTGGCTTTGGGCAGGTGGAATAGACTACATGAAGGAGAATCACCCAAAATACAAAGGAGAAGACTTTCTAGATTGGACAGAACAAGAAAAAAAAGATATACAATAAAAATACAAGTATGCAACAACCACAGATGAATATTACAGTAGACAAGACAACAGAAGTAGTGTGCGAACATTGCGGGTCTAATACTTTTACTGAAGGCATGTTTCTTAGGAAAGCTAGTAAGTTTTTGACAGGACAACCACAAGATTCTATAATCCCAGTTCCTACGTTTATTTGCGCTCAGTGCGGTAAAGTCAATGAAGAGTTCACCATAAAACAAGACTAATGTATAAAAAAGAAGGTGAGGTTATAATGTATAACGAAAGCAATAGTAGAACTATTAGAAAAACAGACTCTATTGTGGACGGCGTTATAGATAAGTTAGTCGACAGAGCTTTAGTAGGAAAGAAAAAGTACGGAGTTACTCTTGATAGAAACGACCTTAGCTTAAGCGAATGGTTGACACACCTTCAAGAGGAACTTATGGATGCAGCGAATTACATTGAAAGAATTAAAAAGGTTGTCGATGGCGAAAAAAGATCAAATATCAATTAACTATGCGTATCAGAAGTCAGTATCGTTTAGTCAATATTCGATGTACAGCTCCTGTCAGTATCAGTGGTATCTTGCTTACGTAAAGAAGCAAAAGATATTTAAACCAGGAATACACCTTTTGTATGGTACAAGTTTGCACGAAGCTTTGCAAGAGTTTCTTAGATTGATGTACGATGAATCAATCAAAGCCGCGGAAGAGATGGGATTGGCAGAGTACTTTCAGGCAAGAATGCTTGAAAACTACAAGAACGATCTCGAGCAAAACAAGAACGAACACTATTGTACTAAGGAAGAATTCAAAGAGTTCGTAGAAGATGGATTCGCTTCTTTAGAGTGGTTCAAAAAACATAGATCAAAGTATTTCTCTAAGAAAGGAACCAAGCTTGTAGGAATAGAAATTCCCATTCTACAATCTATCACTGAATATTCGCCAAATGTACTTCTTCAGGGCTACATAGATTTCATTCTCTACAACGAGAGCGACGATTCTTACACTATATACGATATCAAAACCAGCACCAGAGGTTGGTCAGATAAAGAAAAGAAAGACGAAAAGAAAGTCAATCAGATTCTGTTCTACAAGAAGTTTTATTCCAAAGCACTAGAAGTGCCAGAAGACAAGATCGACGTTAAGTTCTTTATCATCAAGAGAAAGATCTACGAGAACACAGAATTTGCTATACCAAGAGTGCAAGAGTTCGCACCAGCAAACGGAAAGATAAAAGTAAAGAAAGCATTCGAGAGTCTAGAGAACTTTGTTAAAGACTGCTTTACACCTGATGCGAAGTACAACATGGATAGAGTTTACGAGAAGAACTCAAAAAGTTGTAAATATTGTCCATATTCGAATAAGCCAGATCTTTGCGATAAGAAAAATTAATGTATATGTAAATTTAGTGTATTTATAGATATTTATAATAAACTACTAAATGAAGCATACAGTAAAAAGAACAATTACTTCGGTAAAGATACCGGAGAATTTATACGAAGATTTCAAGATAATGTCTGTAAGATCAAAGATTAATCTACAAGAGATAGTAGAAAGAACTATTTTTATGTATATCACAGACAGTAACTTTAGACAAAAGATTCACGAAAGATACAGCACATACTATACAGGATCAGATATCATCAACGCAATAAAATAAAACACATAATGAATAACGGTTACATCGAAAAAGACAAAAGGAAGAAAATTCTCCTTCTTTGTGATGATATTCGTATGACTTCAGGTATCTCTACAATGGCAAGAGAGATCGTCATAGGTACATCAGGACATTACAATTGGGTTAACGTAGGTGGAGCAATGCAACACCCAGAAGCTGGTAAAAAATTAGACGTATCTCAAGATACAGGAAATGTTGCAGGAATTCAAGATGCATCTGTTTTCATTTATCCAACAAACGGATACGGAAGCCCAGAGCTATTAAGACAACTTATAGAGATTGAAAAGCCAGACGCGCTAATGATGTTTACAGATCCTAGGTATTGGATTTGGTTGTTTCAAATGGAGAATGAGGTTCGCAAAAAAATGCCAATTATTTATTTGAATATTTGGGACGATTTTCCTGCTCCAATTTATAACAAACCCTATTACGAGTCTTGCGACTGTTTGATGTCTATTTCAAAACAGACTAAGCTTATCAATGAATTGGTTTTAGGAGAGGATTTAATTAAAGATAAAATATTGACTTACGTTCCTCACGGAATTAACGAGAAACACTTCTATCCCATTAACGAATTTATGGTTGAAGACTATGCTAAGCTTGAAAGTAAAAAGCAAAGTCTTTTTGGAAAAGATCAACCCGAATTTGTAGTATTCTATAATGCTAGAAACATACGAAGGAAATCTACTTCTGATCTAATTGCAGCATATTCTGTATTCTGCGATAGGATTGGTAAAAACTCTGCTAAAAAATGTGCTCTGCTTCTACACACTCAAGTTTCTGATGAAAATGGTACAGATCTTTCAGTAGTAAGAGATCTTTTGTGTGATCCTGAATATCAGAAAGTATATTTCTCAGACGAAAGATTGGGAGTAACAGACATGAATATCCTATATAACATAGCTGACGTAACAGCTCTAATCTCATCTAACGAAGGTTGGGGATTGAGTCTTACTGAATCTATGATGGCAGGAAAAATGATCATTGGTAACGTAACAGGCGGTATGCAAGACCAGATGAGATTCACTGACGATAAAGGAAAGTGGTTTACTCCATCTAAGAAAGCGCCTTCCAACCATTTTGGAAAGTACAAAGAGCACGGAGAGTGGGTAGTACCAGTATTTCCTAATAATATGAGTATTGTTGGATCTATTCCTACACCTTATATTTTTGATGACAGATGTGACTTTAGAGATGTCGCAAAAGCTATCGAGCAAGTTTACAATCTAGGTCCCGAAAATAGAGCAGCTAAAGGTTTAAAAGCTAGAGAGTGGGTAACTTCTGATGAGTCTATGATGAGCGCTAGAATGATGTGTGAAAATGCAGTTAACTCTATAGACACTACTTTTACAAACTTTAAGCCAAAAAAATCTTTTAGTCTAATTAAGACCGAAAAAATAGAAAGAAAAGCAATTAAACACCCATTAGTATATTAATATGAAACAGTATTGCGTAATATCGTGTCCAATAGACACATACTCAGGTTATGGAAGTAGAGCTAGAGATCTAGTAAAAGCCATTTACGAACTAAAAGGAAAAGAGTGGCATATAGAAATCTTAAGTCAACGTTGGGGACAAACTCCATGGGGATATATAAAAGATCATAAAGAAAAGTGGGGATTTTTAGATTCACTTATTAATAGATCAGGTCAATTACAAAAGAAACCTGACATTTGGATGCAATTAACTGTGCCTAATGAATTTCAACCAGTAGGAAACTATAATATAGGATTCACTGCTGGTATAGAAACTACTATCTGTGATCCTAGTTGGATAGATGGAATAAATAGAATGAATAAAACTTTAGTTTCTTCTAATCATGCCAAAACAGTATTTGAACAATCTAAATTTCAACAACAAGATCAATCGGGGAAAGATATAGGAACAGTTTCTTTACAAAAGCCTGTAGAAGTGTTATTTGAAGGCGTAGATTTGACTCAATACTTTGAGATAGTAGACGAAGATTTGGAAGAAACAGATTTAGTTTTAGAGCTTGACAAAATACAAGAAGAATTTTGTTATCTTTTTGTCGGTCATTGGATGCAAGGAGATTTTGGAGAAGATAGAAAAAATGTTGGTGGAACTATCAAAACTTTTTTAGAAACTTTCAAAGATAAAAAAGATAAACCAGCATTAATACTGAAAACTTCTGGAGGCGCAGCTAGCATTATGGATAGGGATTCTATCTTACAAAAGATAGATGACGTAAAAAAATCAATAGATTCTAAAGATATTCCAAATATCTATTTGCTACACGGAGAGCTTGAAGATTCAGACATTAATAATCTGTATAATCATCCAAAAGTAAAGGCCATGGTGTATTTGGGACACGGCGAAGGCTACGGTAGACCTCTATTAGAATTCAGTGTTGTTAAAAAACCAATCATCGCTAGTGCTTGGTCAGGTCACATAGACTTTTTAGATAACCAATACACTTCAATGGTAGGTGGGTCCGTTAAAAATATACATTCGTCTTCTGCTGTAAAAAATATGATTCTTACAGAGTCCCAGTGGTTTTATGCAGACTTAAAACAGGCTGAGTTTTACATGAAAGATATTTTTTCTAAATACGAAAAATACGTAGAAAAAGCCAAAAGACAAGCCCGTAAAAGCAAAACAGATTTTTCTCTAGACAGAATGAAAGATGTTCTCGCACCTTACTTAGAAGAAGCTCCAAAAGTAGAAGCTTTAAAACTTCCGCAACTTAAGAAAATAGAACTTCCAAAGTTACAACCAGTAAAATAAATTTTTATGACTTCAAGAGATTTTGTAATTTGGCTTAAAGGATTCACCGAAGCTTGTAACGATTTCACTGCCACGCCAAAGCAGTGGGATCGTATCAAGGAGGTCTTAAACGAGGTAGAAGATTACAATGATAATCCAGGAATAGATGTTGAGATAGACGATTATCATCCTAGTTGGATGCCAAGCTATAATCCTAATTTGACTTTGCCAACAACAGGAACAATATCTGCATCAGGATCCGGTTCACAAATCTTTGGTACGATACCTGGTACTACTATCACAAATACTGTATGGAATGATAAGATGGGATGTTGGCATTACACAAATTATCCTGAAGGATTTGGATACTTTACAAATAGCACCGCAGAAAGTAAAAAAGAAAAACAACAACTAAATGACTAACGACAAACTTACTGACTGTCCTCACTGTGGACAAGTTGGCGCGGTATATACTACAGCAATAAATGAATTTCATAATTCTTATCTTTGTTTGGGATGTGGTTTTGCCACTAACGATTTAATGATAGAGAAAGATTTCGATTTTGAAGAATACGAAAAAGAGATGCCTCAACTATACGTAGACACAAAAAAGATAGACGATCTAAAAAGAGTGTGGTACCCAAACGTAGTGAACATTCAAGACAAAGGCGCGGTATTTTTAAACGGACCTTCTGCAGAAGAAGCTCAATGGTCGGCTATTAAAAGCGTTAAACTTACCAAAGAAGAAAAAAAGAATCCTAAGTTTAAGGACAAGACTCACAAATCAGACTCAAGTACACTAACCGACTTTGGAGGAGATTACCTTTCGGCCCTGGAATTTATAGGAGTGGAAATTTAAAATAATAAAAAATGGTTTCGATATCTTACTGCATCACAGCTTGTAACGAACACGAAGAGTTAGAAAGACTTATTTCTTTATTAGTTTTGAAAATGAAATCTCAAGATGAAATAGTGATTCAGGTAGACTCTTCTAACGTTACCAAACAAGTACTAGAGGTAATAGCGCGAGAGCAGAACATGAGCTCAGGAATTAAACTGGTAAAGTTCCCGCTTAACAAAGACTTTGCAGCTTTCAAGAATAACGCAAACTCACATTGTACCAAAGACTTCATCTTTCAGATAGACGCAGACGAATTTCCTGATGAAACTCTTTTAGACAATATTTGTGAGATTATAGAATCTAACGATCAAGTGGATCTATTTGTAATACCAAGAAAAAACACTGTAGAAGGATTAACAGATAATCATATCAAACAGTGGAATTGGAACGTAGATCAAGAAGGACTAGTGAATTGGCCAGACTATCAAATGAGACTGTATAAAAGATCTAGTGATATTAGGTGGCAAAGAAAAGTTCATGAGTTCATATCTGGATACAAAAGGATGAGTTATCTTCCTGACGATAAAAGATTAAATCTATGCTTGCATCATCCAAAAAAAATAGATAGACAAGAAAAACAAAATAAATTTTATGAAACAATATAGTCCTATTTCATTTTGTATATCTACATATAATAACTTAAATTATTTAAAATTAGCGGTTAAGTCAGTTAGGGATAACAGTTATTTTGTTGATTCTCCATTTATTATTCATGCAGAAAATTGTACAGATGGAACTAATGAATGGTTAAAAGATAATATCGAAAAGTATAAGTTAACAATATACATAGATAAAAATGATAACGCTGTAGGGATTGGAGGCGGTATGAATTTTTGTGCTGAGAAAGTTACTACAGACTATATAATGTTTCTGCACTCTGACTTTTATGTTACTAAAGATTGGGATCTAGCTTGTTATGAAGAAATGCAAAAGCACATAGGACCTACAATGGTTTTTAGTCACAGAGTAGAACCAGACATGTTCGGAAGCCCTCAAAGACCAGGTACAGTTATAGTTCCTAAGGAAGCCTTTGGAGCATATTATAACGATTTCGATTCAGCCACCTTTGATGAGTTCGCTAAAGAATTTGTAGAACTAAACGACTTTACTATTCCAAAAGCAGAAGGCGTTAGCGGATTAATATCAAAAAAAGACTGGGACTTTATAGGAGGAAATGACTCTTTGTTTTCTCCAACTAGTTGGGAAGACATGGATCTATTTTTAAGGATGCTTAACGAAAACTATAAGTTTGTGTTGACATCTAAATCCTTAGTTTGGCATTTTGGAGCGAGAGGTAGTCACAGATTAGAAGAAAATAGCGGAAAAACTTCTGAAAGACAGAGAGAGTCGGAGTTTAAAAACGCGCAGAACTGGTTAAAAAAGTGGGGAAAAATGCCAGAGTTTGACGTTTACGGAATGATAAAAAAACTATAAACTCATGATAAAAAAATACAAGGTTAGGATTGAAGGAGTAGGATCGTATGTTCCTAATCAAGTACTCACAAATAAGGATCTTTATAATAGATATAATACTAATGAGTCCTGGCCAGAACAGTATCTAGGAATAAAACAGAGACGATGGGTAACAGAAGAGCTGTCTTCTGATTTAGGATATAAAGCAGCTCTAAGTGCAATAGAAAATTCAGGAGTTTCTTTAAAAGACATAGACTTAATGATAGTAGCGACCTCAAGTCCAGACAAAATATCTCCTTCTACCGCTTGTATAATCGCTGAAAAATTAAAAATTGATTGTCCGTGCTTTGACATAAACTCTGTCTGCACTGGATTTTTATATGGTTTAAATATAGCTGCTCCTTTGATAGAAGCTAAAGCCTATAAAAATATCTTATTAGTTGCAACAGAAACATATTCTAAAATAACAGACACAAACTCAAGAGACTGCGTGTATTTTGGAGATGGAGCCGGAGCAATGGTATTAACAGAATCAGTTAATGGATGGATATCTACACAAGTTTATTCTGACGGTAGAGGAAAAGATGGATTCGCCACTCCAATAGGATCTACATTTGTGATGGACGGAAAAGCAGTTTTTGAAGCAGGAATATCTAAGTTACCATTAGCTATAACTAAAATCTTAAGTGACGCTAATATGAGTCTAGAAGATATCGATTATCTAGTTCCTCATCAGCCAGGTATTAAAATGCTTAAAACTATTAGTGATAAAGTAAATTTCCCTTTTGAAAAGGTAATTACGGTCATGGACAAGTACGCAAATATAGCTGCAGCTTCAATACCTATTGCTTTTCATGACGCAATAAAATCAAATAAAATAAAAGAAGGACAAACAATACTATTGGCTTCAATAGGATCAGGTTGGACTTGGGGAGCAGGATTAATAAAATTAGAAAAGTAAAAAGTATGAAAAGTACACCCATAGTAATATTAAATAGAGATAGACTAAATCCACTAGTTGAGCAAGTTGAAGCACTTAGATCAAGAGGATACGAAAACATTGTTGTTATAGATAACCAATCGACATATTTACCTCTACTAGAGTGGTATAAAACTTCTGGAGTTGACGTATTCCATAATGATGTAACAGAAAATTCTTGTCACGCATTCAGAGACTTAGTATTGATGGGTCATCCGAAGTTCAAAGAGATTGTGTCTGATTGGTACGTGTTTAACGATAGCGACATAATACCGGTAGAATCTGCGCCTAAAGACTTTATCGAAGACCTAATATCTTATGCAAAAAAACATGGCAAATCTAAAGTAGGAATGTCTATAAAAATAGATGACATAGACTTAAGCTATCCTTTAAATGCTTGGGTACACAGTTATGAATCCACCTATTGGACTAACGCAATTGTAGATGGAGACGTAGAACTCTACCCTCATCCCATAGACACGACTTTTGCAGTACATGCACCAGGGACTATTCCCACTTGGAGTAATGATACACTAAGAGCAGGAGTTCCATATATAGTAAAACACGCTCCCTTCTATTACGATCCAAATAATCTTCCAGAAGACGAAAAGTATTATCTTAGTCACATGAATAAACAAAGTAGTAATTGGTCTAGTAAAGTAGACATTAAATAATCGTATCTATAAAAATAAAATGAAAAAAATAGTGTTATTTGGAGGTTCTGGCGGACTAGGAAGTCAACTAAAACCATACTTACAAAAAGAATATTTAGTAACTAGTGTCTCATCTAAAGATGTCGATATCGTTAACTACGAATCAGTAAAAGACTTTTTTAATCTTAATCACTTTGATATAGTAATTAATTTGAGTGCGTATAATTATGATTCATTTATTCACAAGTACAATGAAACTAATTACTCTCAAATATCAAAACAAGTAGACGTTAATGTTATTGGAACTATTAACATTGTTTCTTGTTGCGTATCAAAAATGAGAGATAGCAATTTTGGAAGAATTATCTTAGCTTCTTCGATACTAGCAGATCATCCAGTGGTAGGAACTTCAATTTATGCAGGATGCAAAGGATTTATAGATAGCCTAACTAAAACAATATCAATAGAAAACGCTCAAAAAAATATCACATGCAATAGTTTACAACTAGGATATTTTGATGGAGGATTAACGCGTAGGATATCTGATTCTTTTAAAGATAACGTTATGAATGGTATACCGAGTAGACGATGGGGAACTATAGAAGAATTATACCAATCGATAAAATTTCTAATAGATAATGGATATGTAACTGGACAAAATATTAATGTAAGCGGAGGAATCATATGAAATACGAAGATAAAGAAAAAGGTGTTATTATAGAAGCGAAAGAAATTAACATCGGTAACAATGTTAAATTCGGTAAAAATGTTAACATTAAAGTTAGAGGAACATTTCAGATAGGAAATAATAGTATAGTCGGAGACCGATTTTTTACCAAAGATAAAGAGATGAAAAA